ACGAGAAAAAGAAACGAGGGTGAGCACGGGTTGCGCTACTGCCGGAGCACCCGTTACTCTACCCCTGAGCACCTGTTGCGCGGCAGTAGAGCACAGATTGCGCAGAAACTAGTTAATACAACCGCTTGAATTAGATCGGTTGTTCGGAACCCCGCTTGGCTTGATCCAAGCAGAGCAAGATCAAGGTGGGAACGCTGCGCTTATCCCCCCGACACTCCGTTTCAGCGCAGCCAAGAGGCTATCCCTATGACCGCCGTCAAGCGTCAGCCGAAGATTCGCGGAGTGATGAACACGCTTGAGACTCGCTGGCTCCGAGATTGGGGATACCGATACCTCTCCGACCGCTCAATCCGCTCAATGAAGGACATAGCATACGAGGCCGTCAGGCTGCGATTGCCCGGCGGGAGTCACCACACGCCCGACTTTTCCATATCGTTCGTCTCAGAGCCCCTTACCCATGTAGAAATTAAGGCCGTCAGATACTACATTGGCAAAAAGACGGGCAAGCGAGCTAAATGGACTGGTCCGAACTACCGTGAGACCATCACAAAGCTCAAGATCGCAGCCGAAGCCTATCCAGACCAACGCTTCTACCTCTTCGAGTATGACGCGAAAGAGGGTTGGGGGTTCAAACTTATTACAGTCAAGGACGTAAAATGAGATACGCCTCGCAAACAGCCGTTCCAGTTGACCGCTCTCGCGGCGAAATCGAACGCATCCTGACTCGCTACGGGGCTGACATATTCAGTTACGCCACAAGCCTTGAACAGCGACGCGCCTATGTCGCCTTTCGCTACAACGGCGTATCATTCAGAATAGACATTACCATGCCCGATCCCGAAGGATTCAAAAAGACTCCGGGCGGTCGTAAGCGGCGGTCGAATGATGACGCTTACAAAGCCTATGAACAGGCACAACGGCAAATTTGGAGGGCGTTGGCTTTGTATGTCAAAGCGACACTTGAAGCAGTTGATAGCGGGATAATCAAAATTGAATCGGCACTGCTCCCATTCGCACTCCTGCCGGACGGTCGAACTATGAGCGAATGGGCCGTGAAAGCACTCCCCGCAGCCTACAAAACGGGCGGTGAGCCGAGCCTCCTGATGTTGGGTGACAGCAAATGAACAATCTAACAATCGGAGACGCGAAATGAAGACCGCTTTCAACAAAACACAAGTGGATTTTTTGAGGCTGCTTTTGGTGATGACAATAGCCACTATCCTCATCATTGGCATAGCCACCTATCCCGTCCCCGCCGACGGCTCCGACGAGAGGCGGCTGTCGGAGTGGCAGCATGGCCTCGGGCGCGCTCACGTCATGTGGACAGAGCCAGAGCATAGGATATTCACAGTCACCGGCGAAGTGGAGGTAGAGATTGTCGTCATAGACTCCGTCATTGGGGCGAAAATGAACATAGACTCCACCGCAATAAACTCGCTGGTTCGCATAGCCAACTTCGACACGGTGGAGTCGGTTCGCTGGCGTCTCTACTTGAACGCCAAATGACCGGCAAGGGCGAAGCGTGAATCTCACCGCGACGAGCGAGCCATGCGCGAGCGACAAAATCATTCTTGACCTCTGCGGCGGGACGGGTAGCTGGTCGCGCCCCTATCTTGAGGCGGGCTATACGGTTCACAATATCACGTTGCCGGAGTTCGACGTGCGCACATGGCAGGGGTATCGGGATATGAAGGTTCACGGGATATTGGCCGCGCCGCCATGCACGGAATTTGCTGTTTCCGGTGGACGCTGGTGGGCTGGAAAAGACCCGCAACTATTGATTGATGCGCTCGCAACAGTTGATGCTTGTTTGGCAATTATTCAACACTGCAACCCCCTTTGGTGGGTGATAGAAAACCCCGTTGGCAGGTTACGGAGGCTGCGAAAGATCGAACTCGGTGAACCCGTAATGTGGTTCCACCCTTGCGACTATGGCGATCCATATACAAAGAAGACATTACTATGGGGGAGATTCACGCCGCCGCGCAAGTATCCAATCGCGCCCGCTAAGCCTGATGGATGGAACCCCATTCACTATCCGCGTTTCGAGGGTAAATCTCATCGGTGGGGCGACCCAAAGGTGAAGGAATATCGTTCAATCACGCCGACTGGATTCGCCCGTGCATTTTCCGAGGCAAATCCATGACCCCCCTGAATCTCACCGCGCCGGCTGAAACCATGACAAAGGGCTTGACAGGGGGAGTGGAATGTCGTATGTTGGTTGGTGACTCGGACATCGAATCCGTGAAAGACTGGCCTGAAGGGGAGCGTCCCAATGCGTGAACCTTCAGCCAGTCCCTCACCATCTATGACATTGGGACTCCCTATGAACTCCGACAAAGCCCGCGAGGGCTATCTGAAATTATTCCGCTCAATCCGCGAACACCCGCTTTGGAAAAAGAGGCGGCGGTTTTCCGAGCTTGAGGCATGGCTTGATATTCTCTTTTCAGTTCGCTGGAAGGATGAGCCTGAGCAGGTGATTATCGGTCGCCGCGTCCTAATCTGCAATCGGGGGGAATCCCTCTTTTCCCTCGAAACATGGACTCAACGCTGGCACTGGTTGACACGGAAGGAGACACACCGTTTCCTGAAAATGCTCGAAAGTATGGGACAAGTCAGACTTAAGAATGAAACGGTTACGACACGGTTATTTGTAGTCAACTACACAGAATACCAAGATTGGGGGAACGGGCTTTGGGACGGAGTTGGGGACGGTTTAGGGGATAAGGCTGACACGGATCGGACACGCAAGAGACCCACAAAAGAAGAACTAAAGCCTCTAAACCCTGAATCCTTTAATCCTCAATCTCTCCCCCCTCCCCCCCGCAAGCGGGAGGTTGTGTGGACACCTCCAAAAACAGAGGATGAGATTGTCGCCTTCACCGAAGAGGTCAAGGCGTATGTCAAGGACAAGGGGTATCGCTTCGATCCGGTGGCGTTTGTAGCGTTCTATGCGTCGAACGGCTGGAAGGTGGGGAAGAATCCAATGAAGGACTGGAAACGAGCCTGTGTAACGTGGGAAACGCGATATGACGGGCAACCAAAACCGCGCGGGAGTGATGATGGCTGGAACTAACAACTACGTCGAAATGCCGCCGTTCAACTATGAGCTTGAAACTGCACTGCTCTGCTGTTGTTTGTCATCAAAACACGCCATGCCACAAGTGAATCGCGTTCAGCCTCTAATGTTTTATGACAACCGCCACTCTCACATATTCAAGGCTTGTCAATCTGTGTATCTAAAGGGGCAAGAAGTTAATGTGTTGAGTGTTGATGATGAGTTGAAGGCGATGGGGAAGTCTGAGGTGGCGGGGGGAACAAGTTATCTCTTGGGCTTAAATTCACTCAACGTATTCACTGGCGCAGACACCTATGCCGTGCGGGTAATTGCATACGCGGCCTCGCGCAGCTTATTTTTCGCAGCCAAGCAGATTGTCGAAGAGGCGTCTAACACGGGGGCTAAGGCGCAGGAGCTTCAAATCTTCCTGTCAGATCAGTTGTCGAAAGTTCAGGATATGCTGGCGACGGGGCGGGAAACAACAATGATTGAGTTGTTGCCCTTGATTATTCAAGAGGTGGCGGCGGCAATGGACGGCACAAAGTTGACACTTATCCCAACCGGCTTTCCCCGTTATGACCATGTAACAGGCGGACTTGGGCTTGGTGACTTTCGGGTTGTGGGTTCCGATCCAAGTGTCGGAAAGTCCGATTATATGATAAATGAGGCTCTGAATATCAGCCGGAGTTATGCTGTTGGCATTGTCTCCGCCGAAATGGATGAGACAAAACTTGGAATGCGGATACTTGGAAACTTGGCCGAGGTTGACTCTCTGGCTATGCGGGCGGGACGGGTTGATGGCGATGAGTTTCAAAAGTTATTAGTTGCGCAAGGTCGCCTTCCCCGCCGTCTTCACCTTGAGTTTGTTAGTTCTCCATCACCATACGATATTCGGGCAATGGTTGACAGGTGGGTTAAGCGGTTTGGGGTTCAGGTGGTTTATGTTGACAACCTGACAGAGTTGAAGCGACGCGCCCAACGCGAAGCGTCCGCCTCGTTTGAAGAGGCGGTTAAGGTGCTGCGGGACATTCCTCGCGACTACAAGATTCACCTGACCGTCCTTCAACACCTAAATCAAGATGACACCACCGGCCAAGAGAAGCCCAAGAGGCCGACATTAAACAAGCTCCGATTTGGAATGAAAGGGGCGCAGCCGGATAGCGTTGACCTGCTCTACCGGGCTAAATATCAACAGCCAGACGTGAAGGAAGATGTGCTTGAAATCATGCACCGCAAGGGGCGCGGCAGTGGCTTGGGGCGGTTTGATTGCCACTATGACCTTGTTACTGGACGTATTTTAGAGCTTGAACGAAACGTGCCAGCACAATCAAAATCAAAGGATAAAGAGAATGACGATGCAGGCTTTTAGAACCCAAACCAACTGCGAAATCGCTGTCAATGAGGCCAAGACGATTGTCCAGTTGACGCAGTATCACGCCGACGGCGGCTCACACATGATCGTCCTGAACACAGCCGAACTGCGCGTGGCCTACAACCAACTCGGTCTCGCGGCCCGGCGGGGAATGCTGCCAAAGCGGGAGCCGGTGAATACTTTCAAACCAAAGAAGGAGAAGTGATGGAGTGTGATGCCTGTAATGGGACAAGAATTGAAGAGGGCGAGGCTTGGAACGGAACTCCGTGCCGTAAGTGTAAGGGCGTGGGCTGGATAGCCGACGAGGGTGAGGACACTGAGATCGCCGCCAAGCTCAACGAACTCAACAAACCAAAGGAGGGTTAATGGAATTTTCAGAGCCGGTCAACGGCGTGATCGAAATCTGGTCGGAGGATACTCCGCTGGGCGAGCTTGTCGCGCAGGAGAGCGGCAAGTGGTTCTATAACTGCGAGCTTGATGAGGGAATTGTGGCATCCGCCGCCGAACTCCGCCAGATCGCCGACAAGCTGGACGAACTGAACCACGAGCCGCGCATGGACTTGGAGACGGGTGAGAGTGTCATGTTGTGGACTTTGGATGCGGGGACGATTTATATGGCTCTTTGCGACAATAGATTAGAGGACTTGTGCCCAATAGGGTCGCCACTCGCTGAGGCGATGAATAGGCTTTGGTATGCCATATTGGTCGCAAAAGGGAAGGTCGTCGCAAAGAGCGAACCCGCGCCGGTGGACAACACTGGATGTGCGTGATGCTATATCCCATGATTAACAGCGCTCGTTGGGTTAGGGCGCAACAAATACGAATGGAGATGGTTGTTACGGCTTTAGACCAGCCCAACTTTCGCGCGGCTGTTATCTGCCCCGCCGTTAGAATTGGGGCGACAATGCGCGAAGTGGACTAATTGTATCGCCATCGGAGCCGGTCTTTCATGGTCGCTGCTTCGGCGCGCATGCGGCGATGGCGCGTGCCAAGCCGACGGTGACGGTTGACGTGGATTATGGCGGCGGTGGCGAAGGGTTTTGACGTCTGCGCGCCGCGCTGGTGGAAGACAGACCTGCAAGATGCAATCCGCGACGCGCTCGCGGAATACCTGAAAGACAAAGCGCAACCGCGCACCGAGCCTGCGGTTCAGGCAAACAATGGAGGATGAAATGCTGAAAGCGATTGGGGCGCTTTGTTTAGCGCTACTGTTGACGCTTCTGCGAGCGGTGATGATTGCCGATTTGTGGCGATGGTTTGTAGTTCCCAACTTCAATCTGCCGTCGCTTGGGATAATGGCTATTGCGGGGATTCTACTGTTAATCTCCCTACTCACGCCAACAAAGCGAGACAAGGGTATTAAAATGGATGACCTTGCCGAAGATGCATTGGTTGCCGTCGGCTGCTGGCTAATTATTTGGGGATTTGCGGCTCTGATTCACGCGCTGCCCTAACCTACTCCGCCTGAGTCCAGATGTTAGCCGCGCCTGAGCATTTCGGCCAGTTCAAGGGCGCGGGGGCCGACCTGAGCCGCCCATTTGGAGTCCAACGCCTCGTCTGCGGCCTTGTCCCATTGTTCGCCGAGAACAAATTTGATCATCCCCTTGAAACCTTTGAAGCGGGCGAGTCCAAGATTGAAGGCCATGTCTATCAAGGCGCGTTGGCGGTTCGGGGAATAGGTTGCAAAGGTGGGGAAGATATATGGCAGTTCGACAGAGTGAGCCTCAATATCGCATGAGAGTAGCAGTTCGGCGATGGGTTCGGGGATTCCTGTTTCGAGGTTGTGTCCATAGCCGACAGTAAGAACGCCGACGGTGTCCTCATACGGCAGGAAGTTTCCGTTTGGAAGGCGCTTGCCCGTCCCTTCATGCCGCTTGATTTGGGCGATGAGGGCGGGATCGTTGGATGGGAGGAGGCTCACTTCCCCTCCTCCGGCTTCACACCGTTGCTGTTGGCCTTAGTCTCCATGCCCTTCTGAATGACCTTGCCGGACATGAGCATCATAATCAACGGGAGAATAAAGTCCAGCGATTGCGGCAGTGGAACTTCCGCGCCTCGAAGGGTTTGACACGTATAGACGAACATGACCGTAAAGACGACGATGAACAGCAGCGTCCTTGTGGTCGAAACTTTGCCTGTTTCCGAGAGCATTTCACGAACGAAGCTCATTTCATTATTCCTTGATTGTCAGATTTGCGTAGTTGGCATAACAACTTGCGAAAAGTCGTTGTCGCGTCGTTGTTGCGGTGGCGGGGCAACATCAACGCACATAGCCATAATAGATACCGTGCTTAATTCTTGACAGTTGCCACTTTGTAAGCCCGTATCTCTGTGCAATGTCTTTATCTTTTCCTTTGCGCTCATCTAATTGGGCGCGGATGGATAAAATATCACATGGGGGCACGCGACCGCTCCATGAGGGGCGACCTTTACAGCGACCTCTCGAAAGCGCAATGGCATTATTCAACCGACCCTTGCGCAGAGCGTCCTGCATATTCTCTTTATGCGTTCCAATGAATAGGTGGGCGGGATTCACGCACATTGGATTATCACACCGATGACACACTAACAGCCCGTGTGGAATTTCACCATTGAATAGGATATAGGAAATCCTGTGTGCGCCGAACATCTTCCCGCTTATTTTGATCGCTCCGTAGCCACCCTTCCCTCTTGTTGATGCTGTCCACCACCAACAATCCTTCGTTTTGCGAACATGGCTTAGGAATCTTTTTGGACAAATCATGTTAATCCTTTAATAAATAGAGGCGGTGGCGGGGGACGATCCCGCTGTCTCCGGTGTATGAGGCCGGCGATTCTCCGACAATCTGCACCGCGAGCCGGGGTTAGACCATCAGTGACGGATAATGGTCAACCGTTTTCCCCTCTGCGTTCACGAGCCACGCTTCGGTATTGAAGATGATTTGCTCCCCGTCATAGTTGACGAGCCAGCAAGGTGTTATCGGATCACTCCGATTGAACACCAAATTAGATGTTGACGAGAACGCCGCGTCGTTAGCATTGTCTCGCGTGATAGAGAACGCCTTAGACTCCTTCAGAGTGAAGTCGCCGGGTTCGAGATGTGCAATTTTCAGCACCATTCTGTCTTCCTTTCTGTCTGTCTGTTGCTACTGATAGGCCGTAGCTCGCCGTGAAACTATCCGCTAATTATCACCGTCAAGGGTCAACAATGAAGCACGTCAGCCCTATGCCTTTGGCAATCCCAAGCGCGTGTCTCGTGCCGCGAGATTCCCTATCCCACCCAGCTACAACCATGTCCGCCATCTTGATAATGTCATGGTTGCGGCGATAACCGGCGGACTTGCCATAGCGCTTCCAATCGGGGTGAATTACGGTGATGGGGATTTTCCGGTCGGCGGCATATTCCTCTGCCAGCTTATCCGCGCCTTCCGCCCCACCGCTCACAATCGCATCTGGCTCAAGCCCGTCAATCATTTGGAATAGCCCCTTACGATTGGCGAATGTTCGACTACCAATAACCGCGAGAGTCATCCACTAACCGCCACCGTCCATAGGGCGCGGCGATGGTTATTCGTTGCGAGCGATTGCGGCATTGGCGCAGAAAACCGCCTCGTCAACGTGCGACAGCGCCATTGAAAGCTCCCGCGATTTGGGGCAACGCTCCGAAATGAAGGCGGCGAGTTCACGTGCGGCTGCACGGATTTCGCCGTAGCGTTCAGCCTGATCCCCTTTCGGCGCATGGAAAACGAACATTGAATCCAGATTCTCGGATTCGATAGGGTGTCTTGTTACTGACATTTATCCTCCAATAGTGATTGTGGCCATAGGCCGTTTATGATTATCTACCCCCACCCCCAAATATAACTCCATCCCTCCGAAACTGCAAATCCGATACCCAATTTCGGCGAAAGCGCTGAACCTGGCGAGCGGGGCGACATTGCGTTCCAAACTGACGGCAGTTCCGAGTTGCGCTGAAAGCCGCCACACTACCGGCAGATTTAATCCACCTGCCACGACCGGCTTCTTTTGGCACAATCCCCCGCCGAGAAAGATCGTTGCGCTACGGGCACGTTTTGCCCTGATTTCGGCCATCGTTCCACGTGGAACATCAGCGGGCGGAGTTACAATTTGAACGGTAGAATTCTTAATGGCGTCAACTCGTACAGTATCATCCAAATTAGAAGATGTCTCAAACTCAACAACAATAGGGGCTGGGGGCAATTTTGTGCCGTTCGAGCCACTCGCTGCAAAGGGCTGCGCAATAACTGGTATCTCTATACGAAACTTAGTCTTAGTGTGCGAATTCTGATGCGTACTGACCTTGACGTCGTTCTTATCGGTTATGACCGTCGCTGGCGGTTCAGGCGGCTCGACCGCAACGGGCTTAGTTTTGTGGAATATCACCCCGAACAGAAGGACTATCAGCGCCAGCGCCGCGACCGACAGCAAGAGAGGGCGGTTGGATTTCAGGAAGTCACGCATGGGTTACCTTAAAAATTGAGCTATGACCGCCGCGCAAACTGTTGCCGCTATCCAGACTCCGGCTTTGGCCTTAATCTCAAGCGAGTTCAGGCGCGTAAATATGCCGGGCTTCCCATTGTCATTGAACTTGGCAGAAACGTCTCTGATTTCAGTTTTCAACTCCCCAAGCGTTACCTGATTTGCGCTATGCCCCTCTTTGCGAGCCACGCGGTCGGCCTCGATCATGGCCTTTAGATCGCTTTGTCCCTCCTCGAACATCCGCGCAAGATCGCGCAACCCCTCCTGCTCTGGTGCTGTAAAAAGATTCATTCAGCCGCCTCTTTCTTTGGTTCAGCCTCGATAGGCTGTATGTCTCTCATAATCTCTTTGATGTCGGCGGTCGCCGGAACGCCCCAAATCGGCTTGCCATTATCAGTTGAGTCCAGTAGAACCGGCGCAACCTCGTAGAGCGTTTGCCCAAATTTCCCGTCAGCCTGAATGACCGGATACCTCCCTCGCCCGGCCTCTTTCGCCGAGTCGGCGGTCGAGTAGCAAAAGTATTCACCGGCTAATCCAATCTGACAGCCGGTTATGAGCAAAACAACAATTAGAGATTTCATTCAAGCCCCGCAAAGTGAGCGGCTAACCCCGCCCGTGTTATTGAACCGGGTTGAGTGCCCGCGCAGACAAAATACATAACAGCGTTGCCGGTCATAGGCAGGTTCGCGTTCGCCGCCGCCCCAATCGTTACCGCCGCCGCGTTTGTCAGTGTTGTAACTAAGGCGTTCGCCCCGCCGCCTGCTAACACCCCATTATCAAGATAGGCCTTTGAGGAATCGTCAGCAGTCTCAAATGTTCCGGTAAGCGTCCGCCAGTTGCCGTCGCAAACGCCCGTTGGGCCGGTGGCGACCGCCGCATTCCCCCCTGTCCGCGCCAGCCCCCTCGTCTTTTCATTCGCGTCAAACCCAAGATTCCAGCCATTTACAGAGCCGCTCGTAGCCACCTTGCTGATGATAAGGTGAATAGCCCCGTCACTCTTCGATGACTTCGTAACTGCCACGTTAGTTACATCACCTGTCGAAACGTTCCCAAATGAAGTCGAGGCCACCGACATGTATTGGACTGTGGCGAGCAGGAATGTCAGCGACGGATAAATGCCGTGAGACGTAAGCGTTACGTCCGGCTGATTTGCCGCCGTCGCCTGCACAAGGTCGTTTCCCCCGATCTGTTCGTAAATTTTTACATATTTCCCCGTCGTTGCACTGAGAAACGAGTTCAGCGAGTCAAGGTTGACCTTGCCTGTTGCAGCAACATAGGGAATGTCGGCCTCAGCATCATCAGAGACCCGTCTTACTCTGAACAGCGCACCGGTGTAGTTGACGGTCAGTCTCTCTATTACGCACCATGCCCCGGTCGAGTCCCCCAGAACGGCCTCCCCCACCGCCGCCAACGAGTCCAGTATCCCCACATACGCCGCCGCCTCAGCCGCCGGCTGCGTTGACCGTCCAAATGCACCGCGACCGAGCGGTTCACGGCCAAACGGCTCACGCCCGAATGGTTGCGCTAAGGACGCAACCGTCAGTATTCCAATTAGCCAGTGCATTAGTATATCAGCACCAGCTTCCACGAAATTACTGTGTCGTCCACCACGCCAGCAAACCCGTTCATAATAAAGCGGATATAGCCCGGCGCAAGCATCTGAATCGGGTATGCCTGCCAGTAGGTGTCCCACGTGTAGGCAGTCTCGGCATTGGCGGGGTAGTCCTCAAACTGCCAGACATTGAAGAAGTCGGAGTCATCTGCCCCCTCAAAAACCACCGAATCCATCCCGTTCGCATTTCGCCAGTAAATGTCGGTATCAGGATCGTCAGGGTTTATGTCAAATGCCTGTTGCATCAACACCAGCGAGAGCATAACGCTATCCCCTGCCGATACTCCGGCAATGAACAACGTGGCGTAGCGCGGGGCATGAAGGGTCACCCAATCAACGTCGCTTGGTTCTGCGTCTCCATCCACCACAAATCCGGCCAACATCCACTCTGTCGTGTCCTTTGTGGCAACGTCCAACGTCAGTGTTCCCTCGTAAATGAGAGGGGAATGCTGTGCGGCAGTCAGATGGTCAACGCTACTGTTGCGCAGCTTTCCCCAACGATCTGCATCGGTCGGATAGAGAGGAGCCGCCCAACTGTTTACCGCCAGCATGACGGCGATGAGAGTGAGTCTGAGTTTCATTGTGTTTCCTTTGTTAAAAATACGTTCCCCAACTGCCCCTTTGAACCACGAGATCATTGTTAGCCGACTCGCTGGCAACTATTGCCGCGAATGTTCCGCCCGACCCGCCGCACTTAAACCGGCCTGTAATCCGGCAATGCAGGTCAACCCCCGCCGCAATCGAAGCCGCCGTTACTGTCATGGCATTAAATGTAACGCTGTGTTTTTGCAGCCACGTTGCCACGCCGACAGTCTCGGAATTGGCTATGGTCTGATACGTCATAAAGAAGTCCACCACTCCGGCGGGGCCGTTCACGCTGAACCTAAATCCGGTTGCTGTCGTTGACCTGAACGTGATGTAGAAATCAAAGGCGTAATCGGTGTTGGCCGACACTGGGAACGTCAGATCGGTTATGTTCTGAAAGGCCGTCCCGTTGATAATCTGGTCGGCGGTCTTTTTCAGCGTCGTAATCCCGCCGCCGGGCGGTGCGGCAAACGACCTGTCAGCCCGCAGAAACGTAGATGTGCCGCCGGGAAACGCGAGCGGAGTGTCAAGCACCCCGTTGGTGACAGTAATGATACCGTTTCCAGAAGGCGCGGGGCCAGCAGGCCCCTGAGCGCCATCGTCCCCATCCACGCCGGGTGCTCCATCATTGCCCGGAACCCCTTGTATTCCCTGCCCTCCCTGAGCGCCGTCATTTCCGTCAGCCCCGTTGTTACCGGGAATGCCTTGCGGCCCCTGCCCCCCGTCATTGCCGGGGATACCTTGAATGCCCTGAGCGCCCGTTGCGCCTTGTTCACCTTGCGGGCCGGGCGCACCCGCCGTCAGGCTGACTTGATACAGCGCCTCATCAAGTATTTCAATGTTGTCCCTTAACCTTCCCGGAACCCGCGAGGAGGTGGGTATGTAGTGCAGCGCCATTTACTTCCCGAACTCTTGATTGAATCCCATTTTGGGGAGCGTCGGGAGCTTTGGCAATCCCGACGATCCTTGCGATCCGAACACACTCTTCGGGGGAACGTAATTGCCGGTGGACTTGCGGGGATAGGTGGTTAGCCTTACCCCCGTAAATGAGGCCGCTCCCGCGCCCAATCCTGCCCACATTCCGTTTTCCCTCCAAGCGTCTTTAGCGTCAGAAATGAATAGCGGCGTGAAGCCCTCAAGCAGTGCGCCCGGCACGGAAATTGGTTGCCCGCGCCAGTCTTTGCCTGTTATGAGCGAGCTGCCCATCTGGATTGACGAGTTGAGCCGCATCTGTGCGTAATCTGTCAGTAGATCAAGCGGGTTGACGCGGGCGTTCTTTTTCGACAAGTCAATGAATCCGGCATGGGCAAGTCCCAAATCAAGGACTTGGTGCATCATGCGGATAACAGTTATCAATCCGCCAGTCAGGTCAATGCGGGTATCGCCAATCTGAATCCGGCCATAGTCGGGGTCGAACGGGTCATCCTCAACCTCAAGTCCGGCGAGTTTGGCAAGGGCGAGACTCATGGCGACGGACGCCGTAAATCCGGCCATTGCCTTCAGCATTTCCTTACGGACGCGGGGTGTCTGCCAATATCCAAAGGCGGTCTTGTAGGGAATCTGAAATGCACTGACAGCAAAACGCGGGGCAAAGAACACATTTGATAGCGTGGTTGCCGCCATTTCAAAGCCCTTAAGACCGCCGCGACGGGTAAAGACATTGATGTAATTCCCCATCGCTTGCAGTTCGGCCTCAGTAGCGTTAGGGGCATTTCTCACAAATTGGTCGGCCAGCCCCGCCCTGAAATGATTGACAAAAGTAGCGTAGAATCGCTCACCCATATCAACCGCAGCCTTTGGGATATTGAGTCCGGGCAGATTCAGTAGTTTGTGCGCGAGGTCGGCCTCCCCTTCCAATACACCCATTTCCTTGTCATGGAGCTTAATCCCCATCCTATTCCGGTCATATTGCGCTTCACTGTTGCGGAGATCGTAATCAAGCTCCTCGAATGTCTTCTGTGACCAATATGCGGTGAACGCTTTCTGCCAGCTTGCCGCGAACAACTTGGGTTGTGTCGGGGCAAGAACTATCGCCTGCACCAGCCCCGCGCCCATGTCCATTGCGGTCTTGAATGTGCGGGAAACGCCCAATGCACCACCCGCCACCATTGATAGCCGCGAGCGCGATTTCTCGGCCAGCCAGATACGATGCCGCCGCTTCAGGTCGGCAAGTATCATCTTATCTCTGCGGATTTCCGGCGGGTCGGGAATGCGCTCCGGCTTGACGGGTTGCTTGAACTCTCCGCTGGCAATCTGGTTCTGAAGGTCGGCAATCTGCTTGTGGGTATCAAGCCGCCCCGTCAGTTCCTTGATATACTTTTTCGCACCTTCAGGATCGCCGGTGCTCAGTTGGTCTATGGCTTTGGCAATAAGAGTCTGAATCTCTTGCAACTGTTTCCGCGACCACCCTCCGTAGTAGGCCTCCGCCCGTAAATCGCGGAGCAGCTTCTTGACGCGGAGATCGAGGAGGCTTAACGGCAGGACGATTTTCTTGTGCCGTTCAGTGACCACCCTAACCAACTGTTGCGCGACATAATCCGCAAGAGCCTTGTCTTTCTTGGCCTGTTCCTCTTTGGCCTTGAGTTCGGCCTCAAGCTTTTTGATGCGCTCTTGACGGGCGGCTTCGGCTTCTTTAGCAACCTGCTTGTTGCGCTCGGCGGCAATGCGAACGTGTTGACGGGCTACATATTCCTGTAAGTCCTTGTCAATCTTTGCCCGCTTATCGGAGGCGGTCTTATCGGCAACACGCTTGTTTTCCTGATAGTCGCGCTCGCGTTTGTTGGTTTCCGCCGACAACCGTGTTGATTGACGCTCACCCCACGAGGTCAACCCCTGCGCCATACGCGCCTGCTTTTTGAGACTGCGGATGGCAAGCTCGTTCTTTTCGACCGCCCGCTGTTTCGCCTTTGGGTTGGTTGATAGAATGGCTTGGTGAACATCCTCGGTTGTCAGGTCTGGGAGATGCCCCTTGATTGCAGCCACGACTGGCGGGAGTTTGCCGCCGTAAATCTTGCCATACTCAAAGGCGACCTGACCGATTTTCCAAATGGCTTCAGGTGCGAGGCCGGTAATGTCGTTGAGCCGCGCTCCCATCCCACCCAACTCTTTCAGCAGACGGTCAATTTTCTTTAGACTTACCTGACGCGCGGCTTCAGTCCTGTCAGCACTTGCAGCCTTGGCGATCTCGTGTTGGGCAAGTTTCTCGGCCTTCTTTGCCGCCACCTTCCGTTCCAATTCAGGCCGGGTTTTTTCATTGGCCTTGAGCCGCTTGGTGGTTGTCGCAAACTTTTCGCTGGTGCGCTTCATTGCCTCGCGCTCTTTCGGGTTCGCGTCCCGCTTGGTAACGGCCTTAAATACCCGCTCCATCTGCGGGAGCGAATAATCGTCAACATCCCGGGACAGATTGAATATCGCCACCGACCGCCCCGCAATCGGATGAGTCTTGTCAATCGCCTCAAGGATTATCCCCATTTGCCCTTGAATGGCATCAAGTTGCTTCACGTCAATCTCGTTGAGCCTCTTGTCCTGCACATTTTCAAGCCGAGCCTGAATGTCGCTTTCAAGATTGCGCAACCCTGTATAGCCCAAATACAAACCGGCGATCTCATCGGCATTCAGGGCGCGGGGATTTTCGGCGGCAAGATACTCTTGGGCTATGTTAAGTGAAGCCCTGTCAAGCCCCTGTTCACGGGCGTTATTGATATTCACCGCCCACTTTTGCCGCTCGTGTTCGTCAAGTTCATTCATGCCCCGAATGTCACGGTCGGTTGCAATCTGAATCTTGGTAAAGCGCGGCGGTTGGTCGCCTTTTGCCTCAACCCCCGCCGCCTCCTTCTTTTCGGGCGGCTGCATGGCGGCGCGAAGTTTGTCTAAATGCGGGGCTATGGCATCCCACAGATCGCCAAACGCCTCTTTCAACTTGGCGGCCAACTCATCGGCAGACATTTTCACGTCACCGACAATATCCTTCGCCTCAGCGATAATGTCGTTCCAGAGTTCGGGGTTGTCCTGTGGGTTGAACGCGCCCTCGTCGGATTTCAACCCTTTTTTGATACGGGCTTGACGTGTGGAGCGGTCGGCTCCCGCTGCTGGTTCGGCGGGCTTCTCAGCGGCCTTCCCCTCGCCCTTGCCCTTCGGCGCGAGGTCGGGGAACACCTCTTCGGCGGGCGTTTTCCCATAACGGGAGTGATAGTCTCTTAATGTCTTAGCTGATACATCCTTCCCCTGTTCGGTTGCAAACTCAACCCCTCCCTTCCAAAGCCTCTCCATTGCCTCCGGCCTTACACCAAGCTTGGTAAAGCGGCTTTCTTTATATTCGTCAAGCGTCATCAGTTCGGTGCGAAACTCTTCCGGTCGTGCCTCACCTTTGCCCTTCGCGGCAGGCTTGACAGCAGGAGAGGGGGTGAGACGCTCTACGTGAGAGCCGCTTGGAACGACCGCCGATATTGAACCTGCATCCTCGCCTACATTTTCGTAATAATAGCCGGATTTGGCATTGCCCTTTTTGAGTAACCCCGCCATGCGCCCGCCAGCACTAAAATCTCTGTGAGGACTCTTTGGGGAATTGCTCATTTGTCCCTTGATTTTTACAGGGAATACATCCGGCTTGGCATCCATTGAAACCAACGAGGCATCACTGTAATTTGCCCGCTCCTTCCTTTGCGGCGGGTAGTAATCGGCTTCTGGAACGTCCTTGCCTGAATTATATCCCGTCTCAAGAAACTTGCCAGACTCCCCCATTTTACGAAGTGTTTTTTTGCCCGCAAGAAGAGTTTTCCCATATTCCCTTGTGCCATCCCATTCCCCAGACACGGGGACTCCAATTCGCGCTTCTAATGCCTCTTTTGCGGCCAACCTTGTTCCAATATGAAGGCCATGAGTTCCGCCGCGCATATCTCCACTCGGAGTTCCATGCCAATAAACATCAGGCTTCCCTTCAAGTGAGGAATAGTCCACTGCCTCTCCCTTGCCAGCAGGAGCCGACGGGGGAGTGGCTAAAGGTGTCGAATCCGCCACCTTTGCAACCGGCTTGGGAACAGGCTCAACAGGGCGAACCTTGACCATTTTTGGCACAGGCGGAGCTACCGGCTCAACAATCGGCGCGGCGGGCTTCTTCGGTGGCAAATCAATTCCCTGCTCACCCAGATAGTCCAGCGCGGCATTTCTGAAGTCGGCTGCATTCTTGGCCTTTTCGCCCAACTGTTGCAAATCAAACGCGACACGGAGACGCCGTTTTGTGTTCACCCCAATCTCGGTTGCGAATTGAAGCGCAGCATCAGCGAAGTCGGCTTCCGGCGGATTGACGGGTGAACGCCCGCCCTTGCCTTCAGCGAGCGGAAAGTCCAAGTTTTGAAGCTGGGCTTCGGCTTTCGTCTTTAGACGCGCCTGAGCGTCTGTTTTGGCCTTATTCCATATTCCCTCAAGCTGCGCGGCGCGGGATGGGGTAACTTTCGCCATGAAACGCTGCTTGGATTCGACGGAGCGTCGGTCAACTCTTTGCGCGGCCTCTTCTGCCAATCCTGAGCGAGCGTCGCCCTGCATTCCGAGCGGCGCGGCATACGCCTCAAGCCCCTGTCGTATGCTACCCATGCGCGAAGGAGGCGCGGGCGGCTTGGATGCAGCGACGAGAGGGGGGGCTTCGTCGCTCACCGCCCGCGTAATCGGCTGTTCTGGGGGCTGCTCTATGTCCTCTTCGACCGGCGCGGCTTCATTCTTACCGACCGCCGCGCCCCCACCAGCGGCGACCAAACTGACAGGCACGGCGGCAAGGGCGTTCCGATAGAACTCCTTTGCATATTCCCCAACACCGTATTCCTCAAAAGCGTCGTAAATGTCCTTTGTGAGTAGCGAAACGTCGCCTTGCGCCCCTTCAGTTCCGACCTCAGTTCCAAAGGCCGTCAATGCTCCGACAATCCGCTGTCTCAGACCCTTCAATTTCGCAACCCCCATGAGCTTGTGAAGCCCCACAAACTCCAATCCGGCGTTCACTCCGCCACCGGCCAGCATGAGAGCCTTGCGCTTGTCAGGGTCAATCTTTACCCCCCTCTTGGCCTCGTAAGCGTCCATGTCCTTGACGATCTCACCTGATTCCCCGCCGAACATTGCCGCCGCCCCAAGAGCCGGATTCACAGCCGAAGCCACTCCAAGCCCCGCCATTAACGGCGCGGCCTCTCCGAACAGTTGATAAAAGCGGGCGGGGTCAAGTAATTCCTTCGCGGATTCAACCGGCTTTGCATACTTGCCACGCGCCGGAGCGGGATCGAATATCTTTGTAGCACCCTTTTCAATGCCCCCCGCAATCACGCTTGTCGCTTTGCCGCCGACCGGCTCTGCCATCATTTGCTCAGGCGGGATTGGACGTGGAGGACGGAAACGGTTAATGTCCGGTGAACCGACCATTTCCCCAAAAGCGCGGATTGGGTTGGCAACGAGATATGGAATGGCCATCTCCGACACGCCGCGAGTCAACGGGTCTCCGACAGTCTCTGCCGGTGGCTCGTTATACCGCGAGGCCGGAATGGGGTTGCGCTCAATGTCGTATGGAAGACGGGGCTTGGTGACTTTCGTCAACTCAGTATCGTCAAGGTATCGCACCTTGCCCGCCGTCAACCGCCCCAATTCGGAGCTATTTAGATAGCGAACTGGCATTAGTCTCTAACAAACCTATTCCCTTGTGCGTCTATGAAAACCGGCTTACCCTCGAACATTTCGCCCGTCGGAGTGCCTTTCGTGTCCTCACCCCCCTGCTGACCGCCCTGACCGCCACCGAGAATCGCCTTAATCTGCTTTGTCTCTTCAACCCATTGGGGGAACTGCGGCCTATATTTCGCGTAATCAGGAGAGTCAACGGGAAGGCTCTTATATACGGTTATGAACCCCTGTAATTCCGTAAGCCGCCGCTGTGCCTTAAGTTGCTGCCCTCCTGTTATCTGACGGCCACCGGTAGTCCCGCCGCCGCCGGTAGTAACAGGCTCCCCCCTGTCACGTTCTGCAATGATTGATTCAGTGTTGCGGATGTCAAGATTTTCCTTCTTTATTTGCCGCCATTTCTCCATCGCTGGCCCCCCAAACATACGCTCCACCTGCCTGTCCTCTTCCGCGTCCTTCCTTGCGATCTCTTCGTCCGCCACCTCTTGCTCTGACTTGGGATTATATCCCTTCATAGCGTCCTGATAGCCCCTGAGCGTGTCGGGCTGCATCACAGAACCCAAGAATGTGGAATTATTTGCAGCCGTCTGCTCCGCTGTTGGCAATTGCCCTGCATTTGTGAACGGCGTTTTGACTGGTGCGAGATTCTTTGCGGCCTCTTTCGCGCCCATCAAGTATAGCTGGTCTTCTGTTTCCTTTTCCGCCTTTAAGGACGACTTCTCGTCAGCCTCAATCTGTTCTTGCCGCAGCCGTTCATTCTGCGTCCGCTTGTTCGCAGCCCAAGTGCCGACGGCGTTCTGGAGTGAGCCAAAGTTAAGTGGTTGCATTATACAGCCGCCTTCAGCCCTACTTTCGTAGCCATCCCAGCCGCCGGATTTGCAGTAACCACAGTTACTCCCAATGCCGCAATATCAATCGCCATCTGCGCCCAGAACTGCTTCTTGGCCTCAGACTTCGCCTCTCTTGCCATCTTCTGCGCGTATTGCAGCTTCTCAGCGTGTTCGCGGCGGCGGGCATCCCCTTCAGTGGCCTGCTGGTCAATCTGCGCGAATTGGGGCAAAACTGAACCCAACATTGCGCGATTGCCACGAGCCGCAATATCGGCCTGAACGCCGGGGATTCCCTCCGTCCCGTGAGCGGCCATCTGCGAGCCGATAGCCCTTGTGGACTCGTCGGAGACCCCCCGTGCTGTCTGCATCAACCCCGCCTTCATACGATTGTATTGCGGCGTAACGCTTTCGTAATTCAAGTAGTTTGGCATTATGTTATCCTGTCCTACGTAAAATTCTACGCACCCTTGCCCGAATATTATTATTACCATTTACAGGCTGAGTGCCGCTAAGTGAGGCGTTCACGAAGTCCGTGATCTCCTTTTCCCTCTTTTTAGGCTCTTTCGCAGACTGATTGCCAATGGCACTATCATACGCCATGATTGCGGCAGAAACCCGCTCGTTCACCGAGGCGTCTCGGCTATCCAACTCGGCTATTAGCGATCCGATAAACTCGGCGGGTTCTCGCTGTCCCGCTGCCATAAGACGCTGCTGATGGTCTTTCAAATTCAACCGACGCTCCACCATTCGCGGTCGCCGGCTATGCCATGAACTTTGAACGCGGTGCAGGCCGAAGGCGTTGTCGGTTCAATTTGTATTGAAAATTGCCGCCTGAATGGGAAAGCATATCCAAACCGGCGACTCGTCCTTGCCCTTGTGGTTGTCGCGGGGAATGTTAACGCCTTGTCCACAATCGTTCCGTCATCTCGGATTAAAGTAACCGTAACCGTTGAACCCACACATTCGTAATCCAGTGTAATTTCGTTAATCTGCGCATTGGTCTTGGCCGGAATTTGAGCAGTGTTCAGGCGAATCTTGGGGCTGATAGTCGTGCCTGCGTCGGTATCCGCGCCATCCGCATCCGGCCAGCGATAAAGAAACTCTCTGTCGGTGTAAAGCAGATACCCTTCAGGCGCAAGACACCATGCGAGCGGATTCTTCCCCAACCTCCATTCCGACCATTGCTTCCTCTTACTCTCTGCGTTGTTTTCGCCCCTGAAATCACGCACCATTGTAATGCCAAGTGTCGGGAAATGCACAAACAGTAGCCGTTGAAGCGGCAGGTGCATTGCCATTGCATCGGTTGCGGCAAGGCTTTCAATCCCCTTGTGCGTGGTTTCAACCCGCGTCGCCACCGGCATACCACCAACAACCGCGTCCCTCAAAATCTCCTGTGTTATTGGCGTGGACTTGAACAGATCGAATATCCGTCCGCCGCTTTCATCGGGGTTATCAACATCCTTGTTTGACAGGAAGAACAGTCCATTAAGCCCACCCGCCTCGGATAACTCTGCTACGAGCGCCACACTCTCTGCCGAGAATGTTCCGACGTTCTGAGCCACCCCTTCTATCTGCCACGAAAATTCGCTTCCGACAACCCGCCCCCATTGAATATCACGATCCCCAACGACAACGAGATTCCCCTCCCCCAATTCGGCCCCATTCTTTATCTCAAACGGGAAGCCCTTAAATATTGACGGGGAAGCATAGTCCACGAGTTGCAGCCTCGTCTTCCCCCTGACGGCCTCTCCCCCCCATATGGTCTTATCAACGTGAGACGTGCCGTTCATTCTATAAGGGAAATAGAACGCTCTGTCCTTCACCACGCGCATATACTTGAAGCCGTTAATCATTGGGCTTTGATCCGTGTGCCGTAATACCGGAGGCGAGAACCCTAAGTGATTAATGTCATCCGATTGCTCGACCGACGAAAGGAACCTTTTAAGATCAAGGTAGAAGTCAAAGGTAAACGTCTGCCCGTCGGTGGTATCCCATTCGGCATCCCCATTCCACGGCTCTCCCTTGAAATTATCCTTGAGTTTGGACACCAACACCTCACCTGCCTTTCGATACGGCACGTCCCATTTCGTTTGATTTGGGAGCATCTTCTCTGCAACGTGAACCTCGATTGCCTCTACGCGCGGGTCTATGCCGGCATCAATATCCCACCGCAGTTGAGTCATTACAACTTTAAGCATGGAGATAAATTGTGCCGACATCCCGCCTGCATGCATGGTGAGGATTCGCAGCCCCACAGTATAGGCAGTATCAACCACCTGCGCCACGATAGGAGAGCTTTGTCCGTCAAAAAATCGGTAGCTGAAGCCTAAGAATATCTCTATAAACGGCTGCTCGCGCTGCTCGGTCGGCAGTGTCCCAAGATTCCCGTCAAGATATGCGCCTACATCTGTCTCTACCAAGCGATACGGATGGGAGACGGGATATGGGAACGTTGCTTGGTCAACAAACACTCCGCCGTTTTCAAACGACCTTTCGTCGGGATTGTCGTTCCAGTTAAGTCTCCATCTTTTAGGGCAAAAGCGAGTATAGTGATAATCTATCAGCGCAGAATCGTCATATCCCCCAGTCCCTTCAGGTTCTTGATCGAACAATACGTCGGTCGCCGCCACACTTCGCCGGGTCATCGCCCCCGCGTCATCAACCGCCCCAACCGCATCTCCTTCTATGATATAACCGATAGTAAATTGTCCAATATCGGGATACGGTCTCGGCATATGCGCCCAACGCCTTGCCCTCAATCTGATCGCCTCTGCACTCAAAATAGCGCCGCCTCCACCGCCAATCCCGTGCAATCCGCGGACAAAGTCGGTGTGCCGAAAGAACCGGCGATTGATAAGCCCATACCATATTGCGCGGTTGTTATCATCATCAATCCCGCAACCGGCACGGAGCGTATAAAACAGGTCAGTGAAGTTGGCATGGCTATCGGCAACATGGGTGCTCTTGATAATTTGCCCGTTGGACTCGCTCATTTGTCCCTTCATAAGCATCCACTGCCAGTCTCGACGCTCGTAGAATGGATATATGGTATTGTCCTGAAAATCTACTGAACACTGTAAGGCCGTTATGCGTTGCAAGGCCGCTTGGTCACCGATGATCTCTTGTGCGTCCCAACGATGGGGCTGCCCCATTGTAACCTGCGACACGCCCCCATACACCCCCTCGTCCTGACGGATATGCCTGAATGATGATGGACTCAAAAACACAACCTGACGGGCAAGCGTTACCAGCGAAATGTCTTTGAGATTGTCAGATTCATACGTGTTAAACGCGGCAATGTATGTGGTAATCATGGGCTTTGTCTGTTGATTGCCATCCGCGTCCCATGCAGAAAACAACTCCGCCTCCTCTACCAAGTCCGCGTCGAAGAACGTGCCGTCCGTATATTCAAAATCGGCGGTATCCCCTATCATTATCCGACGTTCAACGATATGGTCAGGGTTAAAAAGCCTTGAGCTATGCCGTTGTGTCCCATAATACAGAACGACAATTCCAGCCTTTGCAACGATGTCCCAATTCGTATAGTAATAAAGTAATGAATCAAGGATGCCATCATGCCCGACCGCCGATGCACTTGCCCCCCATTTAACACGGATTTCGCGCGGGTTGGTGTTTCGCCAGCCCCATACAAGAGTATCGTCATTGTCAATAGAGAGCGCGGGGCCAAAGAACTCTTCCAATCCATTTAGCTCCATCGCGTCATGGTGCGCAGTGGCAATCGAACCGCTTGAACTTGCAGGGGGATTAGCCCCAATATCCCATGTCCGGTAAAGCAATGTATAGGTTGACCCGGAAAACTTGAGATAGCCAAGATACAGGGCTGGGGTTAAGGCCGCAACCGACTTCTTTAACACCGCACCAAATATGTCGCCTAACGACTCCTTTATCTCAACCTCGTTGCCGGTCGCGCCCGTCCATTGCCCGGTGCTGGCGGTATAGACCTGATACTTGAGCTTCCACAGGTCTTCGCCCGTATCGTAATATCCGTAGATAAGGTGCAGGTCATTGTTGCTTGCAATTTCCATATCTACCGTCATTGATAGCCCCCCGCGAGCGGTAGTTACAACTATCTTGCCGTCCGTTCCTATCCCCGCATTCCCAACGCCCGTCCACAGGGGATAGCCACTCGCCCCGCCCCAACCTGTCTCAAATAAGCTTGTGAGGGTTACAACCCACAATATCTTGTCGCCCAACCCACTCATTTTAAGTATAATTGCAACATAGATAGACAATCCATCTGGCGCGGCGACCATTGAATATTGAATCCAACTCCCGTCAACGTCCACGTCAACGTCGTTATACGGGATTCTATCAGGGAACGCCCCCCCACCGGCGTCAGGTTGAACAAAATAGCACTCGTTATCCATTTGTCCATAGACTATATGATAGGCGGGTTCCGTATCCCACACAACGCTTTTATGATCCCCCTGTTCATAGCCGCGCCATATTTGAAAACGTTGCCTCTGTCCACTTACGTTGTGATCCTCGATAACCCCCTTAAACCGCCATCGTCCAATATGCACAATCTGTTTGCGGCGGTGTGAGTTGTAATACCTCTCATATTGTCCAAGCGAGATACCCGACTCAGCGCCGTCAGGCAATGAGTTTATCCCCCGCTCAAATTCCGGCGTAATAAACTCGAACTGATTGCCCCTATCTGGGTAGGCATAGCCGGATGCGGGGCGCTTTTCCCAAACGCCATCCTGATTCTGACGCATATCACGAATCAAATCCGGGTGGTTAGACGGCTTATCGGTTGTTTCCTTTTGCCGCTTAATCCCGTCCAGTTTAGTTAATTCCCAGTCAGAGTATTTCATTAGTGTCCGTAGGTCATCCCGTCCCGACGAGGCTGTGAACCATCAATATCGTCCCCTAAGTCCGAGTAATGAATTTGTCCGCGTCCCGTGAGTTTTTCTGCGTGTCCGGCCACAAACTCAATGAATCTGCCAAGCTCTCCCCCAAATCCGCCCTCGCCATAAACATCACGCCGCGCAATCTCTTCCATCACCCGCACCTTCTCGTCCTGAATGTCCGACGCAGCCTGAATACAGGCCATTCCCAAAATGAGTTTGTCCCAGTTACCAACCGCCAAGAGGCCGTCAGGAACGTCAGCGGGGGCGACCCCCGTCATGCTGGTAAGTTCGGCATAATACCTCGCCTTCACGTTCAGCGTCGCATCGGGAATCATATCAAAGTAGATGGTGGGATATTCAAAGGCGTAGAAGGCCGGGGTGCCCGCTACAATCGCACTCGCGTTGGATTGCTCGTCAATGTAATTGACTCCGCGAGGATGGGGGGGGATGATCGCCCCGGTAGCCGCGTCAATAACGCGCAAAGAGCGAAGGGAGAGGAACCCCGTAAGGGGAGTTACCATGCTATATGACGAGGCCGAGCCATCGGTGTCAATGTTGGCATCCGTCAGTTTGAACGGGCAAACGCGGTTAATCTCCTGACAACCGGCATTCAGCCAACCGTCAATTTCGGTGTTGGCGGTGAATACTACACTGTCAGAATCCCGTAGTCTCCGACGCATCCGCGTCCTGAAGGTGGCAAGCGTGGTCGCCATTTACTGACCCTTGCGATGGCCACGACCCTTACGAACCTTACGAACTTCGGTTTGTGCAGAATCCGCAACAACCTCTTGGGGGACTGGAGGCGCAGAATCCGAAGTCTTCACCCCTTTAATGAACACGGGATTGATTGCCACGAATGTTCGCTTGTAGATTCTGACAATATTTTTGCCATCCGCGTCCTCAACCTCCAGCAGGTTCTCTCCGTTGGGGCCGAAGTTAACCAAGCCATAGCCCGGCACTTTGACGCGGTTGTTGAACCCCGGATTGCGTAATCCGATTAGCATTAGACCTCCAAGTTGCGCCGCATCGAAGCGGCAAATTGTTTGTAGTAGGCGAAGATGTCCTTGACGGTTATCTCCCCTTGTTTGCCGGTCGGCTTGATTCCGCAGTATGGCGATCCCAGTGCGGTAGCCAACTCCATAGCCCCTACCGACATTTTAACAGCCGTTTCTTGGCTATTCTTCTCCCCCAAAAGACAGATGGTGTCCACGTGTTGCACAACACGCCGAAAAGGGCTGGCGGGCAATTCCAAGAGTTGCAACCCAATCTCGTCCTTGACAGACAGCATATATTGCCCGTCTTCCCCAAAGTCAAAGACTCCAATTCCAAGCGCAATCTTGACTCTATGCGCCTGCCCCGGCTCAAAGTTATTGAGCATTAAAAACACACTTCCTCCTCGTGTGGCAAGGAGGCGGTTGTTACACCGCCCCCTCTATTTTGTGGCGATTAGGCCGTTGTGATGGACTTGGTCGCGTCCGAATCCGCAGCCGCCGTCTTCACGCGAATCCTGTCATCACCGGTGTCGAGGTAGATCATACCTCCGGGCGGGAATCTTGTGAAGTCAACGGTCGTGTCGTCGGCCTCGGTAATGGCCAGCACGAATGCCGCCCATTCCTCGTTGCCGTCATCATCTTCGACACGGCGATACTTCGCACCGCAAGCGGTATCGTTGTATTCGCCGCAGATACCCGCGTTGTCGTAAGCAGACGCGGGCGCGCCAGTTCCCCACGCGTGATATATCTTCAGACTTGCGCTGACGATATTGAACGCGATGGCCTGCTGGAAACCGGGCGAGGTCGCGTAGTCCGCGCCCGCATTGGTCGGCCTCTGTTCGATGCTGACCGTCGGGCCGCGCTGATACGCCGCACCAATTGATTCAGCCATTGTGTTGTCCTTTCAGGTTAATTGGGTGAGTAGGTTGCGAACGACATCACCCCGTGGTTCTTGGACGTGGTGGCTGAAGCAGGGGCAGCGTTGTTATACACGTCCGGCCTGAACCATCCATGCAGCCCTTCAACCGCGATGCCGGTCTTGCGACCGTAATCGAAGCTGTCAAGCAACAGTTTCGGGCGCCGAACCTCGATGCCGCAGAGAGCCTGCCCCCCCACGACATAGCCGACCTTGATTTTCTCATTGGCCGCAGACTCGGTGTGAGGCTGAACCGACGGATCGTGACGGTCAAGCTCGGCAATCGCTGACGAGACCGGCCCGTAGGCAAGGGTTGTCGCATCTGCGGAGGTGGCGGTGATGGCGGTCAGAGTGTCGCCTGACTTCCATGCCGTGATTTGCGACGCAACTCCATACATCCTCTTGATGATGAAGCCCGCATAGACCGCTTCGGCGTTCTGGAATAGAACGTCCTGTTGGAAGCGACCAAGAGCCGAAACCGCACCGCTCCCGGCGAACTCGTTGTCCTCCTGAAGCTGGTTCATCTGTGCGTCGTCCAACCACAACTCGTAGAATGCCTGACCACTTTTGTAAGCGACCGGGATCATCGGGTAGTGCTTGGCCTCGTTGTAGAGGGTGCGCAGGGCGGATGCGGAGCAGTAAAACTCTGCCGAATCCGAACCGGCGCGAATCACATTGCGCGACAGGCTTTGCATATATGTTGCGGTTGTGGCCGACCATGTGGCGCGGCGGCTCCCGTCGCCTGTCCCGGCGGGAAGACCAGGAACCACGAAGTTGGGATTGTGACGAATGGCGATTGTCCACAATGAACGCACAGCCGGGTCATAGCCCCGATTGATGGCGTCCACCATGTGGAAGTGTTCTTTGCGGTTCGACCAGTCCTTGAGTTCACGGCTGCTACGCTCGGCCAGTTCCGCGACCCAATTGCCGAGCAGGAGTTCGTTGGCAATCCCGTATTTCTCCTGCATGGGAAGCCCCCAGTTGCCCACATAGCCCGTCGAATATTTGCGGGTCAGCCCAACCTCGTTACCCTGATACTGCACGTCACCGACGAGCGCTGCCGCTACAATCGGATCAATGTATGGGATGATGTGTTGAAACCCGCCGCCCTTTTCTTTGTCGGAAATGTCGGCAAACGGGTTGCGGATTTTGACGATGGGCTTGCCCTCGATACCGGGAACCCCGCCGAGTCCCTGATACTTTTTGGCCGTGTATCCGGCCCGTGACATAACGGGGGTGTTGAAAGACATGTCCATCAAGGGGAATCCAGCCCCACGAGGAATGCTTTCAAACTTCCGCTGCCAGTGAGCAAGAACGCTCGCGTCAGTTGACGCTAATTGAATTGGCATTTTATCCTTTCAGCCCTATCGTCAGACCGCACTACCAGACTGGAGTTGGACTCTCCAGATGCTTGAAATCGCCACGCTCAAAGCGCACTTTGTATTCATCATCAGGCAGATCCTCAATCTCTTTGGCTGTCAGTGATGTCTTTACAACAGGGACTGCTTTTATCGGCTGGGTATTCGTATTCGTCAGCGAAGTCCCAGCCGGGATGTCTTCGAGACGCATTCCTTTTTTGACAAGTTCCTGTTTGAAGGATTCGACCGCTGTGGCTTGCGCCCGTGCGATTGCGCCCTCAATCCCGCCCTCGCCCCGCAGATACTTGCTTACCTGATAGGACTCAACGGCTGTTATGCCCTTAAATTCCGGGTTGGGGGCCCCGTCGCGGGTGTAAGGGCTAAACTGCTTGAAAAGCTGCTCCGGCTCCGCGTCCGTGAATTTGCCCTTTACTTTCGCATATTCGTCATCCAATTCTTTGACGCCCGCAGTGAACGCATCGCGCTCTGCCCGCTGTCTGTCTTCACGAGATTTGAATGAGTTTGCGCGTTCCGATTCCCGCCGCTCATAGGCGTTGATTGCCGTCTGATATTTCCAGAAGGGGACGTCTTCGCCTTTGGCATTTGAATATCCCGTTTCGCTTTGGTCTGACGGCTGTATGCCACCAAATCGGGCTAAATCAGGATTATTGTCAGTGTCAACGAGCGGCTTAGATAGATTGTCGGTCAACTCTTTTTCGAGTAGCTCCCGACGCCCACGTTCCTGCCGCGCCTCTTCAGCAGCTTTTGCCATTTGCGAGCGCAAGTCACTGGCCTGCTTATGGAAGGGGTGATGTTCGTCGCGCTGCGGATCGCCGTAAACGCGCTTGACGAGTTTGTGGAATGGATTAGCCTCGTCTGCCAACGCCGTGTGTGGATCAAGCTCATCCAACGCCTTGCGGTCGTAGTAATGGTCTTCCCACTTTTCGGGGTGTTTCCATTCCGTTGTTGCCGCCGGCGGAGAATCTGCGGGCGGCGGTTCAGCCGGAGGCGCATCCGTAGCGGGGGCGGCATTCTGGAGGGTGAGGTGCGCGGCTAAGTCCTCTGCCGTCGCGTTTTCGTCACCAGTCATCGCCTGATATGCCGGTAATGTCAATTCATCAGCCATTGTGTTGGCCTTTCATTTTGCGGGGCCGCTCTCGCGGGAAGCCGCTATCTCTGGACTGGGGCTGCAAGGGCAGGAAGCCAGCCATACTTACTTGGGAGGGAATCCTCCTGAACCTGTGGGGGACGTTATCTCTGGCGGAGTTTCCATTATCGCCGCCTGAGCGTCCATCAACTCGTTTGCTATCTGTTCGCCGTCCGGCAATGTCGAACCGCGCCAAATTGTCGGTAAAATCGCTTTCCCAGCTTCAGGGTCTATTGAGCCGGTAACATTCATCAGAACAAGGCGCTCTTCCTGTTCAATCTGCTTCTTCATGGTCATAAACGGCCCCTCTTGAATGCGCACATCATAATGCTGAACCTCGCGCATTTTTGCCATAATCGCCGGCGTAATAACCTGCACCTGCGGGTCTCTGGGATTGTCCCCTATAATCGCCAACGCTTGAGGGGCTTTACCATGAACACTGAATCTGTCTAATGCTCCGCTATACATGACCGCCTCGGCTTCGCCATAGTCATCAAAATATTGATAGACGGCGGTTTCCCCCTCTTCATTCCGAATCCTACGCTTTACCCCGCTTTCGCCGCTGGTCGTCCCCCCAAAAGAACTGACCGCAGCAACCCCACTGACCTCTTCCATGTCGGATTCAGCCTTCTGCTCACGCCAGATTGCCCCCTGCAGAATGGCCGGGTCTTGCATCGGCTGAATATCAACGCCTTCCGGCAACACATAGCTCCGCCCTATCTCGTGACCATGCAAATCCATGTCTTCCTGAATCTTCTTCCCCGCGCCTTGCCCCCCCTTATCGTAAATCTTGTAACCGCCCCGGATCGCCCTCACTTGAGTCTCAAGCGTGTTCGACCGCGCTACATTCTTTTCGCGTTGTAATCCCACCATCGAATGCACGTAACTCGTGCAATCCGGCAACATGGAATTGAATCGCTCCGAAGCAAATGGCGTAAAACTGTAAGAAGAATACGGATAGGTTACGTCCTCAAGCACTATAAAGAAGTAGGGGAGTATGTGCTGGACGTGCAGGCGTTCACAATCGTAGTCCACCACCTTCAACCCGCTCATTTCCTGAAACAGACCAACCGCTTCTTTCGGCCATGTATAGTCGGCAACCTTCACCCCTGTATTCGGGTCAATCGCGGTCAATTGCTTACTCTGAACACGTTCCTCAAGCGTAATAACCGCATACCGTTCCTCTTTACGCAGAACAAGGTCTGGATTTGCTGCACGATTGTCGTCGCGCATTACATCCTGAACCGCCTTCCACCACGATTCATAGTCGGTCTGGCTTTCAAATGGGACATTTTTGACAGCCTCTTTCCATATCGGATTGGCCTCGATCTCCGCCCTGCGCATATACCCTGTGTATTCCACCCACCGGCAGTCGGTTAGGCGAGGATCGTAATGATTAGGGTCAAACAACACGCTCCCGCGCGGTGGAGCCTCCACACAGACCTTATACCCGTCAAAATCCTTTTTCAAAAACAGCCGCCAGACACCCATAGCCAGCAGTCCGTCCATAAACACCCGCGCACCCACCTTTTCGGCACGGTTCACATACCGGAAGTGCCGGAGATAGTTGTAAGCCCACTCCGCCCGCTCTTTGTCCCCACCAGTGTCCACCGGCGAGACCATCAAATCCACGCGATTCTGTCGCTGCAATCCCAATACCCGCCGAACCTTCGGCTTGATAATATTTACCGTCAACGGCAGACGACGTTGCTTCTCAAAGTGCGCTAAATCTTGAGCAAACCACTGCTTGTCCCGCACAAAATCATAACAATTAGAGCCTATTTCAAAGAACCCCTGATACCGCGCATTCCCGGCACTCCACAAATGGAGAGCCTTGCTCACCGCCTCAAAATCATCCTCTTTTGGAGGATCGCCTGCACGGTTAAGCAGATCGCCACGAATCGCCGCATTAGGATCATAGGGACGCCCGGCAGAGTCGTATAGTGTTGCCACTAAGCCGCCGCCGAAGAGTAACTCGTCTCAATCTGTGGGCGGAACTCGTATGCGGGAATAAAATAGGGCTTCATGGCGTCTTTGTAGCGCCGCACGTCGTTCATGTCCTTAAACTCCTTTGAGGGTTGGTCAGACAGCCCCATTTCAGCGTTTTTCGGGTCTTCCTTCCGCCGGTAATTAATCGTTGACCGCAATAAATTGTCGCAGAAAATACTATCCCGCCAGCGAGGGGAGTTTCTAAAGTCCAGCGGTCTCGACTTATCGCATACAAACCATTCAGCCACCGCCTTATGTCCGGGCTTTAACTCCTGTTGACCGTCCCTATGGGGATCAACCCGCCTAAACCTTGGCAACCACGATGCGTGTTTTTCTATCGCGTCATTGTATTGCTTAACAATGTCTTCAGGTAAATCCGTCTGGTCGAAAGTATTATGAGTGTAGTGAGGATCGAATCCCATGAATGTCCCCATTCGCCCCCGCATCCCCAACTCCGTCACTACTTGCGCTATTTCCTGCACACTAACCGCAACCGGCGCGCGTCCCGTTTTTAACTGGTCGAGAAAATGCCCCCTGAACCGGCCAGCACGGTAATCGGGCAGTTCCCGCAATGTCCAGCGTCGCTCATCCTGTGTTACCACCGTAAACAATGCCGCATCCGGCCTTGCATCCGCCGGGTCTAACGCCACCCATAACGTCCCTTCGCGCGGCACCCGATTACGCCCCTCGCCAAGCCATCCAGACATCTTTGCGGGATCGAAAGTATTATATTCGTCCGCCGCGTATTCAGGATAAATTCGCCTCTGCAAAAATAACGGTGTCCCCCACTCAGCGGCCTCTAACTCCCAACTCGATACCCCCGCCAGATACGTCCGAATAACTTCCTGCGAGAGAAACCCGTGATTACACTTACAGCCCTTTGGGTGCTTCTCTTTCGCCAATCCAACAGGTTTGCCAATCCGCCTCAACTTGGAAGGCTCAATGCCCCCCAGACACTCACAATTAGCCCATATTGGCATCTCAACGATACACGCATTCTCCCGCCTATGGGTCACAAACTCGTCCACAAACCAACTCCCCGCCCCAAGCGGCGTCATCGCACCCATCACCTTGCGCCACTTGGCCGACAACCGTCGCCAATTCTCCGACCATAACTGTTGTGTTATCGGCTCGTCAAACGAAAACCCATGCAATTCCACCCCCGCCATGTCAGCAGGGTCTTGATGGTGTGTTACAAACGACAGAAACCCGCCGTCACGTAACCACCACATCTCATCAAATCCCCCACCCGGATACCGCTGCCGCCGCTTGATAAACCCCGCAGGCATCATGCTCTCCATGAGCGGCTGCATCATGTCCCGCAACAGACCCGCCTCACTCACGTGCCGCCAATGAACAGGCTCATCAGGATACATCCCCCGAACCGGATATGTGTGAGAGCAAATACCTACCACAGCCCGCCCAAGCCAGCCCGATTTAGCCGACCGATTGCCCCCCATAGCCACCGTTATCTCATGCGTATCCTTGAGTAACCGCCACTGAGTATCATGGAACAATTCGTAATCAAGCGGCCTCGCCCGGTAGTCGTTGAGCGTGAAGCGGTCAATGTCATTCAGGCTCGTCAGACAATTTCTCCGCCCGTTGTGCCTCTGCCTCCGCCCGACGTCGCAAGAGTTCCGCTGCCGTCAAACCGCTCAACGGCGACGCCTCATTCAAGCCCGACGGATCAGTGAACGCCGTCTTGTCCGGCGCGTTCAACCCCTTCAACTTCGCTATCCGCTCCGCCGCCTTGAGAGCCAGATCGCCCTCCTGAGTGTCGTAGGCCGTGAACGTGAACGGCTCACCGTTCTTCCCCATGACAGTCTTTTCGCAACCGTCCATGTAGCGACGCTTGGACTCGTCCATAATATCCGTAAAGACACCATGAACCACCTCTGTCAGCGCGTCCAAAGCCTTGTCCCGAACGTCAGCCAACTTTGCCCCTGAACGAGTATTTCCGCTCCCAACCCCGCTCGTGAGTCCCCGCCATATAGCTGTCCGTCGCCACCGCACACACCCAACACCAAGCCACAAACGCCACAAGCCCGAAGGTTATGAAACCGACGAGTATCATAGTGCGCCCCCCAGACCAGCAATAACAGTCGCCCCTGAATTAGGGACAACTGGCCGCCATTGACAGTTAAACCTTAGTATCCCACTTACCCCTGCACCCCCAATCTGTTCATAGCCAATGTCAAGGCTACGGCTGATCCCGTGAAAGGTTGCCCCACCCGCAACAGTCTCCGCCACCAGAGATAAACCCCCTGCCGCAGGAACAACAGTCCCCGCCGCAGCAGCAGAAAGCCAATACACCTGTTCAGACGCGTCTATCCCCTCCGACAGAAAACTCGCCAACTTGGTGTAAGCTCCACCCCCAGCCGTCGTAGCAATCCCAAAACAAGTCGAGTCGCTGGCAGCATTAGCATCCACAAGCGTTGAACAACTTACCGTTAACCAAAACTCAACATCACCACTCACGTCAAACACCTCATGCGCCGCCTGAGTGTTCCACGTAGCCGATGAAAAGTCAATATTAGCGACCAACCCATGTATCGTTCTGTTGTTAAGCGAGTCCCGCAAGTCCTCGATAAGCTGCTCCGCATACTCCAGCTTGACTTCATTGATCGTGTCAACCGCCGCCTCAATCCACTTCTGTCCCTCAAACCCTGAAACGCCAGCAATAAGCCTCGTAGCTGTCAGCGTAGTCGGTATCCCGTTCCCCCCCACCAGCATCTCCCCCGCCGCCGTCCACTGTATCTCATACTGGTCGTTAACCGTCGGTGACAAAGTGTTGGTCGTCGGCGCCGTAAAGGTAACCGTCCCCGTAGCAGCCGTGAAACTCGATACCGTCGCTAAACGACCCTCTTCCGACCCCGCTTGGTCGTGAATACACTTAATCGTCGCGCTAACCGTAATCGCGTCATCAATCCCAATCAACTCTGGAAATATTGCCGTAGTTGACGAACCACTCAACACCGTCCCCCGATAAAACATCGGCGGATTCGGATTGATCGCGCCCATCGGGACAATCTCTACAATGTCTCCCGCATCTATAACATCCGTTGAACCCCCAACGTCAAACCCCGGCTCATAGATCACCACCCCAGCCGCCGACAGTGAGCGGATAGCCCGATATTGACCAATCAACTCCCCGTCACCCGCCTCGTCAGCCGCAGCAAACCGCAGGTAATACCGGGCCGAAGTCTGTCCCGTCGCAAGACCTGAGAAAAGCGTGGTGTTCAACCCCTCAAACGTCGCCACCGTAATCGTATCCGCGTCCGTCGGGTCAACCACGCTGTTCGACCCAGAGGCGGTCGTTACCTTACCCGTCGCCACAACTTGCCCACCGGCCAACCCAAACTCCGCAGCGTCCAGCACATAGGCTTTGGAAATTTCCAACACATCCCCAACAGCCCAGTTCCCGTCAGCCGATTGTGTCGTAAATGTGCCGGAAGAACTGACATAGTCTGTTATGTCCCAAACCGACCCGTCGGTCACGTTCGTTGCCGTTACAGCCCGAACCCGCCACGTCGTGTTGAAGAAGTCGTCGTCAAGCCCCACAAGCGAAGAGACCTGAAACGTAGTTGCCCCAGACACCCCCCCACTAATCTCCGCCCGAATGACAGAGCCAATGTAAGGGGAGTATTCCGAACCAGCCGTAATGTCAGCCGTGCGGGGATTGCCATTGTAACTCGTTGGCCCAAGCGCGAATACTTCGCCAACGGTCAAGAGGCAGAGGAGTAGGAGTGTCGTGAATTTCATTTTGGAGACCCTTGAGTTTAGGTTAAAATCAAGGGCAATCAAGGAAAGTATAGGGGGGAATACTAAACCAGCTAAGAGATTTTAGCCGGTTATTAGGAGATTATCGTCCGGGCTCCATGTCCCGGTAAAGCTCACGGTAAAAGCTCACTATAGCCTTGTAAGCCCAACGATAAGGCTTTCCAAAGTGAGCGAGGCGCGGGGGGAAGCGAGCGTCTTTTCGATCCTTGTCAAGCGTTGCCTCGCAGATCGAATACTTCCGGCAGATGCCCCGCTTCGTCAGGTGTTGAGGCTTAGTCAATGTCTTTCCCCCACCCACCCCGCCCAAGCCAGCCGAACCGCAGCCAGATAAAACGACGAAGCGCAGTCATCAGCCTGCTCATGGCGCCGCTCTTCCTGTAACGCCTCCAGCACAGAGGCTTTCGGTGATCCCATTTTACCAGATCAACCCCCAACCACGAATAGACGGTAAAGTCTTCACGTAGATAGTCAAACATTTCTCTTCGTTTGCGGATAGAGAAGTGCCTGAGTATCGCCGCCAGCAGTCCGTTCATAGCCCACCCTCCCCGTAGCCGCCGGCGTTGTCGTTCTGAACCCACTGACCAACAGATGTGGCGCTTGGCCAAGGGAATATACGCGAGGACACATTCCTCACCGTCTTGGCACGGATTATCGTTCCGTCCTCATGCCGCCAGTATGGATCGCGCCCGTCATCAATGTCTGCACGCCTGAATCCCCCAATCCACGGCGACAGGTCCGCATACTTTTCCACCATCCTCACCTCCACGTTTAACTCCCCCTCACCAGCCGCTCAATCTCTGTCCGGCCATCCTTCGACGCGATCCACCCCATTACCGTCCCAGCAAACCAACGCCACTGCCTCGGCCTACTCTCCGTCTCCGAGTAGCTCGACGGAACCACATCATCCGGGGCCGGAAACCGCCCCTCTCGCACCCGACGCGCAAACGCATGGCTCTTCTCACCCAACATCCCCATGATCGCCGCAGAGTCAAACATCACCGCCCCAGTCTTGACCGAACGCGCCTTCCACTTCCTCACCCGCCGTAACTCCGCCTTTACCTCTTGCAACTCCCGCAAAGTTATACAGTAACGACGATACGACCGCTCAAGCTCATCCAAATACCTACGGCTAACACTATATCTATTAGGGTGATAGCCCCTTTGCGGACGACAATCATCAGGAGTTGATGTGAACTTCGCTGCGGGCATAAAACAAGGGCGTAAGGTATTGGGTAATTATATACAACTACGTTGATCTGACGCGGGTGCGTGGGCGTGTTCATTAGAGCATTCGCGGGAACCAAATGAGCATTAGTGGGAAGATACTGGTGGTGTTCTGCAAAAGTCAAGGGATTTTTGGTGGAAGGGTGGAATTATTTCAGATTCTATTGCGGCGTGGAAAGTGTAAAGATTTACACAAGTGTAAAGAAAGGGGTTATTTTACATACGAAGTCAATGTGGCATTGGGTTTGTGGGGATTGGTGTAATTAAATGATTACGTTACGCTGGTGGGGACGGGTGTTGGGAATAGGGGAGTTAGGAGTTGGCATTAGAATTGCAAGTATATAGGGCGTAACCAACGACAGCGCGGGCATTTTTATTGTCTGGAAACGCCGGATCGTTCGACCTTCAACTGCTCACGCTGTTGGTTACAAAGGTTTGAGTGGTTCGGCGTTTCTAATTTGAAGGGAGTTAGGAGTGCGAATAATGAATGAAAGACGGAGCGGGGTGCTGGGATCAATCAAAGCCAAGCGTCTCTCAATCGGCCAAGAGCAGGCTGCTCTCCTTGCCACCATGCCAATTAAAGGTTGGCTATCGGAGTGGAACGTGATACTCCGCCGGGAACCGAAACTCAAGGAGTCTTATGTGACTCTTGGCCATGTGACGGCTGTATTTGTTAAAGGGAAAGAGCCGGGCGCGGCGGCTGTCGCAAGGTTCAACTGGCTGCATCGCCGTCAAGAGCAACTCCTAAACATGGAGACAAAGGTTGTAATGTCTGGCTGCGAGTCAATGCCGGGCAGGACAACGGGGAATTGGCGCGTCGTCGAGCGGGCAATGATGGCAGAGCGGCGCGGATGGCTACGGCCGGATGAGATTGAGGCTGTGAATGCGCTTATATCCTTTTACGCCGCTCACCCCGAAGCTAAGGACGGGCGGAAGTTCTATGGAGTGTGGAGCAAGGACGGACACCGCGTCAATCTGTGCAAGTCGTCGGTCGCATAGAGTGAGGTGAGGGGCGGGGCGGGGCGTCGGCCCCGTTAAACCACAAGGGGAGTCCAAAGCCTTCCCACGGGCAACGCCCCGCCGATTAAAGAGGGCAATTTGAAGGGAGTTTGAGGATGACAACCATTGAGCATATCATAGCTCTCCCATTGCCGGGGATAAGAGACGGCAACTTGAGGCACAAACCTCGCAAGGAATGGGCTGGCGCTGTGCGAGGGCTTCTGAAAGAGTTCGGGGTCGAGGGGGTTTCTGTAACTACGCCCAGTTACAGCATGGCAAGCTCTGTGCATATTTCAATCCCAAGCATCGAGCATGACCATATGCCCGACCAATGGGCGAGGGACTGCGAGCACTGCCAACTCAAGCAGGCGGCAGAGACCAAGCTTGAGGCTATCCTTCTGGCGGCGTTCCCAGACATGGACGACCGCTCCGACACACAAACCGATTATTTCGATTACTGTTTCAGTATCCGATAATCACGCTCTCCAACTATTTCGGTGTCAGCCTAAAATAACTTGCTTTCGGCTTGACATTAGATTGCTGCCGAATTACATTGACATTGCAGGACGCGCCGGGCGCTTCCCGGTAACAAAGTGAAGGAAGTTGACATGACACCGAATCCAGAGAGGCGTTTAGCGAGGGCGGCTCTTGAAGCTCGCTATGCAGGGCGGCGCGAATACGACGAGGCGTATGACCGCGCGCTTGAGATCATCAATACTCCAACCCGCGAAGAGTTGGATGAAGAGTTGCGCCAGCGTATAGCATACAATTGTTGTTATCCCGCCGCGTCCTGAACCGACCGCCGCGCACTGGCGTTAAAGTGTGCAATGGTATCCGCGCCGTTGGCTTGGGGTGAAAGCGCTTGACTCTTGCTCTTTGAACACTTATATTCTATCGTCTCGGCTAAAGACAGAACTTGCCCGTAAGGGCAAAACGCGCCCTGTTCACAAATCTTAGCCGAGACGTGGATAGGGTGCGTTCGTTTTAGGAACACAATGAAGATGTGGCTTCACAAAGATGGATATACTCTGGTTCGGGTTAACGGTAAAATGACCACCGAACACAGGTGTATCGTGGAACAGTATTTAGGGCATCCGCTTGATCCTACACTCGACGTTCATCATAAGAACGGGGACAAGACGGATAACAGAATCGAAAATCTTGAGGTAATTTCCCACGCTCAACACGCCCATTTACACGCACGGGGTCGGGCAACCCCAAACGTTCGCAGGCCAAAAGGAATTCCTGCTTGGAACAAGGGGCTTAAAACGCAATCGGTTTTGTGGGTTGAGTGTCTTGTTTGTGGTAGGGGGTTCCAAAGGGCGGCAAAAAGTGTCAAAGACTCTATTAAGAGGGGACGACGGTTGGTTTGCGGGAAAGTCTGCCGCACCGTTTTAAGTAATCGCGCGAGCCACATTCCCGCCGCGTAATTCCCTTCCGCGGCAACGGCGTTACCGGCCTGGATAGGTTCGACTCCTATCAACGTCGCAAGCGTATGCTTCCACGCATAAAGGGGCAAGTGAAATTGAAGGGAGTTCGATAATGGTGAATGGCACGGAAACCAGCGTCTGCAAGGCAGACTCATGGCGGATGACGCAATCGGCATGGAATGAGTATATCCATCGTAATTTGACCCCGGATGAGGTGCGGCGGTTAAAGAACATTATCAAGCAACACTCGGTGTTGATAAACACCGCCAAACTCGACGGGCGGACAGTTTACCAATCCCGCAATCGTGATAGAACTCCCGCCTCTGAGTGGGAAGAGCTTACCGAAACCGGACGCGAAGGGGTGACGGTTGATGAACACAAATCTGCGGTTGAGGCCGCTATCCGCGCTGGCAAGCCTGTTCCCGCCGAAGTGAGAAGCGCTTACTCGCTCTAACCCCCGCCCTCTCCGCGCGCTCGCAGATCGGCGGAGAGGCCAACTATCACAACAACCGCGCAAACGCGCTAACACGGGAGAGACAATGAAACAATCAGAAGTAACCGTCGTTGGGCTGTTTAGCCAATTCGACGGCGATATAACTGACATCATCGCGTCGCTCGAAAGCGAGGGCTGACAATGCTCGCAACTTCAAGAGGGCCAAGAATCCTCAAAGACGGGCAAGTTCTTGACGAGTTGGTCGGCGGAACTTACTTGTTGCTTGACGGGAAGGCAACCATCAAGTCCATGACCGGCGGGATTGTGCGGAGTCGCGACACTTCCGCTCTGACCATCGCGGGGAAGCGTAAATGAGGCCGCTCGGTTCTGACATTCCCCGCCTCATGCGCTTGACGAAGGCGAATCAGATTGGCGCGCTTATGGAATTGGTATCAGACGCGAACGGCGCCAGAGTGAAGTTCCGCGTCAAACTGCCAGCCGACGCGCAAATCCAGCTTGACAAAGCGACGACTGCCGGGCGCATGGCAAAGGCAAACCTAAACTAAGGAACGACAATGGAAGCACGAACACATAAACTCGGAGACGTTTACAGGCACATCCGGGACGGCGAGTTTTACATCCTTGCCTATACTGGGAGTGACAAGGCTTGCTTAATCTGCATAGACGACGGGGACAAGTGGACAGAACCACGCCCAGTGGAAATCACCCCCGAAAGTGAAATATCGCACAGGGACTTCGTAACGGTGACGGTAAACTGCTCCGACAGCTTCGAGTTCGTCGGTCACGGCGCGGTCCCGAAGCCGACGCGTAAGGCAAAGGCGGGGCTGAAGTGACATCGGAATCGGGTAATCATGAGGGGAGTCTTGTCTGTGGGGTATCGGGTTGAGGCGAGATCCCCTTCCAACTCAAGCCCCTCTTTCGGCGCGGGCAAGGTTAGGTGGTGGAGGGTATTCCCCCTTCCCACTCTCCAGCAAGGGAAAGCAGGCTATGGCCTCACGAGTTGACATTGCAGGGGTCGCTTATGGTGGTGGCATCGGTTGCATTAGGCAGGCTCTTGACCTTCGCCCCGGGCAGAATCGGTCGGGGGTAATCCTTCAGTCGGCGCGTCCTGAATCCGTGAGGAGTCCAATTCGCGTTAAGCCCTTTGCAAATCCCTTCGGCGGCTGTTGGGCCGCCTCTATCCTGCGGGGTGTCGGTGTTTTCTTTTCGCTAAACCCTGCAACTATGACGGGAGCGCATTTCAGTTGAGTCGGCAGAGAAATGGATGGCAAACTGGCCGGGCAAGCAAAAAGAAAAGCCTGCCGAAGATACGAGCTTCAACAGGCTAATCTTTACCCAAGTTTGGGCGGCGAAAGCGTATGTTGGTGATGCTCGTATCATCACTCCGTGAGAATATACGTAAGTAACCGCCCAAAGTCAAGTGGTTTTACAAAAACATCAAGGAAGATGAAATGAGCGCAATCACCGTCGAAAGGCTGAGGGAGTTCAAGGTAGAGTATGAGGGGGAGAAAAATTCAGCGATAGAGGGCTTTGACATGGCGAAGTTATGGGCTAAAGGGAAGGCATCGGAGGACTCGGAGTGGGATGATGTTTGCCGCGCTGAGGGCGCAATCGCCCTCCTCGACCGCCTCATCGAAGAAGCGGAGGGAAAGTGAAGCGACTCCGCGTGTATGCGTTTCACCACGAGGGCGACGGATGGGACTACTACGTCGCCGCGTCATCGTGGAGGCAGGCGTTTGCGTATGGTGGCGAATACTTTTGGCGCAAAACAGCCCCCGATTATGCGCACTCAGACCGCTTGGAAACAGGGGGCTGGCTCAACGGCATCCCATTCGCAAGAGCAATGAGTCGCCCCGGGATAGCGTTCAGGCAGCGAGTAGGCGACGGCGGGAGGGTGTATGAACTTCGCAACGGGGAGTGGGTTGAATCGGATCGCCGTTTCCAAGACCGCCGCAAGTCAGATCGCAGGAAATCTTGACTCCCCGCAAATAGTTTGCTACGCGCTTGACATCGGATTGCGATTAGATTATATTTGACATTGACGGGGCGGCCTGCGGTTAGGTGCGCGCGCGGCAGGGGTTCAACTCCCCGCCCCGCCCCGTCAACATTTTTACAGGAACAAAATTGATTAAGTTACAACAGTTACACGCACAGCGGCGGTTCATCAAAGAGGCTGCTCTTGAACTCGGCTGTCTAAGAAAAGTCAGCGGGTTGGTCTCGCAGCGTCGGTTCGCCGCCGCTGTGGGGTTGACAGAGCCGACAATCAGCCGGTTAATGCGCGGTCATACCATCTTGTCGGAAAACAGCGAGGCCATGATCCGCCGCGCTATGGCCGAAAGGAGGGGGAAATGACGCAAGACCGAACTATCATTGACGGCAACCTCGCGTGGCTTAAAGATTACGGGCGTTTATTGAAGGCTGAGAATACGCTGCTGACAACCGCATTCATGCTTCTACAAGCCGACCGCGAAGATGCGATCAACCGCGATACAGCCATTCGATGCTGCGAACAGGAGGAGGAAAGATGCTGTTTGTAACTTATACCCACCCCAACGAACATATTCGTCTCGTCGAAAGTGTTAACAATGCCAAGACGAAACGCGAGCATGATCTGGCCGACGCTCACCTGTATGGATGGCGGCAGGGCGTAAAGGCTACTGGCGGTGACGTGGATGTTTGTGGGGCGGATATGTTCTACCTCAATCAAGGCATTGAACGGCCAATGTGCTGTGGAGTCTGGCTGGACTGGGAACCCGCTGCCAACGCGCCAGAGTCCACCCGCCGCGTCGCTGATGCGATTACAAGGGGAGAGTAATGACTGAAACAGAAGCCTGCGCCAAGCTGCTCTCGCTGATGGGGTGGAAACAATTTGAGGGGTTGAGTTATGAGCCGTCATGGGAAAGCCCTGATGGGCGTATTTACTCCCCGATGATGATTGGCGTCGAAAATCAACCGCCCCTACTCGACTATAACCTCATCCACCTCGCGGAGGAAAAGCTGCTTAACAGCGATTCTGACTGGGAAAGATACGCCTATTGGCTCGCAATCCCGAAGACGGCTAATACAAATGGCCGCATAGTGCGTGTTGTGTTAAAATTTGCCAAGCCTCAACAACGCGCAATCGCTCTAATCAAAACTATGGAGGTAAAGAATGGCTGAACTGAAACCCTGCCCATTCTGTAAGGATGGTGGGTTGGTGAAGGATAAATATGGCTTTGGCCAGGGAAAGAATGAATCCGATTAAGCTGACAGATTGGAGCGATAAAAGCGCTACCCTTGTGAATCACACTTGGGCTAACGCTTTTGAGGTGCATGGGCATTGTCGAATATCTTCCACTGAACCCTACTATCGTTATCGCTGTGCAGAGAACGAAGATGGGGCAGCCCCCTTTACGGCAACCGTCGTTACTTGGGGAGGCAATGGGGGAGAGGGATATTCTATCACTGTTACGGAAGCCCCCGACGAAATCCTCGCCCTCATCGTCGCTGCCGAGCATGAGGAGCATCTGTGGCAAGCGAAACTGGCCGCATTGACGGGACTCTTGGCAAATCCAACCATTCACCACAGCGACGTAGCTTGCCTTGCTGCTGACGATGCCAACGCCCTGCTCGCGGCAGAAACAATCGTCAATGGCGAGCAGATAAATCTTAGTGTTTATCGCGTTACGCGAGGGAAATTAAAACAACTCGTGGACGAAACAGCCGCCCCCCTGCTTAAGCGCATCACCGCGCTTGAGGCCGAACTGAAAGACGCTCAACTCGTCGAACCGTCCGCCGTCATTATCGAGGGACTAAGACATCTCAACGATGCTATTGACTTTGAGGTGCAGCAGTGGATTTCCCCTGAGCCAAACGCCCATATCACATTCAGGAACGCCCTGAAATATGACGTGGAGCAAACATTCAAGCCGCTGCTGGCCGAGCGCGACAAGCTCCGCGCCGAACTCGCCCAGACCGAGGAAGATCGTGTTACTGTCGTAACTGCGCGAGACAAGCTACGTGAACATATTGAGTCGGGAGGGACTTACGCTCAAGTCTTGGTCGCAGCAGCCGAGCTATGACCTTCATCTTTCCGTTCCGCGACCTCGAAGTCGAGGTCAAGGTGAACCTACACCGGCTGGTAGGCAGTATTCATAATAGATACTTTGAGGACTGCGAAGTGGTTTCGGTCAACTGGCCAGATCGCTTGGCTTATGTAGGTGAAGGTGAAAAGCGGGAGAGGGTTGTTATTCATGCCGAACAGCAGACCGATATGAACGACGATCCTGTGGAATTGCCGACTATCAAGGAAATCACCGCCGATTGGGATACTTTTATGAACGCGGTCAACGAGGCCGCAAACAATCAATCAGGAGGCCGATAATGGCAAGAAATGCTTACCACGAAACATTGAAGGTGATCGCAAGTCGTGCCAAAAACACGATTGAAAACTGCGCCGCGTCCCTCGCCCTGCTCGAAGGGATTGACATAAACGACAGGGTCATATTTGAGCACGTCGCTGTGCTGAAAGACCGGCAGAGCGAAGCCCGGTCGTTGCTGAACATAATCAAGTCAGCGCTGGGGGAAGAGTGAGCATTCTTACGGGCATCTACACAATGGACGCGGCGGAGTATCATGCCGACCCCGCGCCCGATCCGAGCCTGTCAAGTTCGATTGCAAAGGTGCTGTTGAATCAGACTCCGGCTCATGCGAGGTTGAAGCATCCGAAACTGAATCCAGCATTGCGGGAAGAGGAGTCTGAACGATTTGATATTGGTTCGGCGGCTCACTCGCTACTACTTGAGGGCAATGGCAAAATGAGTGTTGTGGACGCAAAGGACTGGCGAACCAACGCGGCCAAAGAGCAACGGGACACCGCTCGCGCCAATGGGCTATATCCCGTTTTGGCATATCAAGAGTATGGTATTCGGGCAATGGTGAACGCGGCGAAAGAGTTTATCGAGACAACCGAAATCGCCGGAATCTTTGATCGCGGCAAGCCCGAACAATCGGCGTTCTGGCAAGAGCCGAATGGGATATGGTGCAGGGCGAGAATTGACTGGCTGACCGACGATTGCATATTGGACTACAAAACGACCGACAACGCTAATCCGGAAGCATTCGGGCAACTCATGGTGCGAATGGATTACCACGTTCAGGGATCGTTCTATCAGCGGGGAGTCTGGCGGCTTCAAAAGAAGGTGCTGCCCGTTCTGTTCCTCGCTCAAGAGATCACACCCCCGTATATCTGCTCGCTCGTCGGAATGTCAACTCCGATGATTGCTTTAGGGGAGCGGCGGGTTGACCGCGCAATCGCACGTTGGGGGGAATGCCTCAAATCCGGCAACTGGCCGGGCTACACAAATCAAACCTGCTACGCCGAGCCGACAAGCTGGGCGTTAGCGAAAGAAACCGAGGAGGAAGAGAATGCCGCTTAGAATGGCACAAAGAACAAACGCCAAGCCGCTCATTGGGTTTTACTCCCCGTCTGGCGGGGGGAAAACGACAACCGCCCTGCTACTGGCGCGGGGATTTGTCGGGCCGAATGGCAAAATTGCCATGATTGAAACCGAAAGCGGGAGGGGCGAGGCTCTGGTGGATGCCGTAATTGACGATCAGGCAATCGGGAAATATCGGGTCTGGTCACTTCCGGAAGATGACAAGGAGTCAAAGAGGGAGGGATTTTCTCCCAAAGCATACGGCAAGGCGATTGCCGGTTGCGAGGCCGCAAAGGTTGATGCTCTCATAATTGATAGCGTCAGCCACGAATGGGAAGGCGTGGGCGGTGTGCTGGACATGGCAACCCACAATCAAGAGGCAGGGGCGAAGAGTATGCAGGTCTGGCTCAAGCCCAAAATGGAACACTCAAAGCACTTCATGCTCAAGTTGACGCAAACGGCAATCCCACTCGTGATTATCTGCATGAGAGCGAAATACCCCATGAAAGAGGTCGTCAACGACAAGGGCAAAAAGGAATGGGCGCGAATGGATAAGCCCGAACCGAAACAGTCTGACGACATCCTCTTCGAGCTTTTCTTTCATGCGTGGCTCGACGACGAACACAAGATCAGAGACGCAAAATACACCGTCCCATCCCTCGCGGGGATCATCAAGGGCGGCGAGGTGGTAACGCTCGAAACTGGCAAGAGACTTGCTATTTGGGCTGCTGGCGGCAAAAAGAAGCTCTCCGACCGGCTGGCCGAATGCCCCGACCTTGAAACGCTCGCCACAATCGAAACCGAATGGCTGAACGCTGACAAGGACGGAGTGCTTGCTTCCGCAGCAAATAAGTTCAACGCCGCCCTCGCCGCCAAGCGCAAGGAGTTGACTCCCAAGCCCGTCGAACAGCAGCAGGAGGGGAGTGACGAAGCTCGCAATCGCGGCTTCACCCCCGCCGCCGTCGTCAAGCCGGACGCGCCGGCCATCATCACCGCCGACGATCAGTTGGGGGCAGTGGCGAGAAACGTTCTGGGGCTGCTCAGGACGGTCAGGAACATCACCGAGCTTGACGAGGTTTGGGAGTCAAATCGCAGGGTCGCTTCAATCACAACCGCCGAACTGCGCTATCTGAACGCGCAGCATGGCGCAGTCCTCAAGTCATTAGGGGGGAGGAAAGTGGCATGACCTACATACCAACAGACAAGGTGCAGGCGTTGGTGGCCTGGCTGAACGCCGCGAGCGCGGAGACGCCTCGCAGGTGGGAGCGGGATTACGACGAAGGGGCGTCAAGTGCCTTTGACTTGGCGAAGACCAAAGTCGAATCCCTCCTCGCGTCGGCGGTCGAGGGGGTCGTGATACCGCACTACGTGGCCGATGGACTACTGGATGTCATCAGCAATAGACGGACTATCAGCCCCACTGGTGAACTCGCCGCCGACATCCGCGCCGCAATCGAACAATCGAAGGGGGAAGTATGAACGCCGTCCTATTCCCTGTCCATTTTGCGGCGGGAAGGCAATCGGTGGCGGGGCTGATCCGCTTTTTGGAGACTGCTGGGACTGCGATGGTGAATACTCCGGCGAGCAAACAGTCGAGGAGGTCAACAAGGCCCGCGCAGAACGACGGGCAAAAGAGAGGGAAGCATGAATAAAACAGCCATCGGCTGGACTGACCGCTCGTGGAATCCTGTCATCGGTTGTCAACGGGTATCCAGCGGATGCGATTCTTGCTACGCCGAATCATTCGCGTCGGATCGTCTCGCAGCTAATGCCAACTACAGGCAGGTGCTACGATTTGCGCCTGATGGTAAGGCTCGTGGCTGGAACGGGAAAGCCCTCTGTCTGCCTGAGCGCCTTAATGAGCCGAAGGGTGTCAAAGAGCCGTCCATGTTCTTCGTCAACTCCATGGCCGACTGGCTTCACAAGGACGTGCCGCTTGAGTTCATTCAGCGAATGTTTGACGTGATGAACGAAACGCCGCGCCACATCTATCAGCCACTCACCAAGAGGCCGGAGCGATTGGCCGAGATTGAAGGCAAAGTGAATTGGACTCCGAACATTTGGAACGGCGTGTCGTGCGAAAACCAAGAGACCGCTGACCTGAGAATCCCGCTACTACTGGCAAGCTCCGCCGCCGTTAAGTGGGTTAGCGCAGAGCCGCTCTTGGGGGGCATTGATTTACAGCCAGACGATCCCGATTATGATTGCGGCGGCATGTATCTTTATTCTACTAATATGCTGAACTGGGTCGTATGCGGCGCAGAGTCTCTCGGCTTTAAGGCCGGGCGCGAATGCAAGAATGAATGGATACAATACATTGTGAAGCGGTGCAAATTGGCGGGTGTCCCAGTATTTGTCAAGCAAATTCAGATCGGTGGGCGAATCTGCAAGGATATGAGCCAATTCCCGCCTGAACTGCAAGTTCAAGAGTGGCCGGAAAGGGTGGAGGCATGAAGCCGAAAATCACAGTGGTTGAGACCAATGACGGCGATTGGGCGGTTCAACTGCCGAAGGGCAGGATCGTCGTGGACATCTTGTCAGAGGTTGACAGCGACAATCGCAACTACCGCCAGCTTGCCAACGCTCTCGCCAGAATCGTGGACGATGCAATGGAGTCAAGTTCCAACGGCGTTCCGGGTGAATCATTCACGCACATCATCACTCTCGGCAACGCCATCAAAAAGGCGACAAAATGAAACCCATCACATTCAAGGACGGGGATCGCGTCTATTCGCTGAGGGAGTCCATTCTCCCCGTTACAGGCAGAGCCTTTTACCTGCTACTGAAAGACGGCGAGGGGCAGGGGCAGTTCTTCGATAAGGCGTTTGCGAAGGCCGTGCTTAACTCGCTGAAGCGCAGCGCCCCGCTTTACGCGGCGTGGGAAAACGGGGTTAAGCATTGGACGGAATATCAAGACAATGACGGCGACGTTCACACGTTTAGGGATGGCGAAGATGCCCTTGAATCGCTCCTCACCCTCGCCAAAGCCGCGAGGAGGCTGAAATGAAAGTCAAGGCAAGGCTCGTGTTTGAGCATTGGATTGATCCGATGAAGCCGATTGGAGCCAATACCGAACCCGGACTAGACTGGCTTCATTCTGGCTGTATGCTTGAGGCCGAAATCGAAATGGACGAGGATGATGCCTACGAAATCAAGGACTACGACAAGGTCGGATTGAAGCCGGTGTTTTACATTGAGGAGCTGAAATGAAGCGCACCTATCCGAAGTCGTCGCTGAAAACATTGCTGGCGCAACTCGCCGCGATTGAGGCCGGCGCGGAGTTGGGGCTTGCAATGACAGGTGGGAAGTGGGGGAAGTATGGGCATTCTATCGCGGTGCTTAATAATAACATCCGCACCTGCCTCAAGGCTCACTTTGGCTGCAAGCTGACAGAGCGAAACTTTTACAAACTCAGCGTCCAACTATCAGCCACACTCAAATCGCTTGGAGGGGGAGAATGAGCCGTTACGACACAATGACCGTGATCGCAGCGCTTGGACTTGTGTTTTTGCTCTGCTGGCTGTGGTGGTATCTACCCCCCCAGCCGCACCTCCACTGCGAGAGTATCGCCGCCACCTATGCTGACTCTCTCAAGTCTGAGCGGCTTCTGAATGCCGGGCTGACACGCGCCGCGCAGATTCAGGCCGAGCGCATCGAGGAGGCCGAGCGTCTGTTTGAGCGCATTCAGGCTTCCCCGGCGGCACATCCTGAAATTGAAAGGTGGTTGAAAAAATGACTCACCGAATCAACGCGGCGGTTCGCCGGGCAAAAGAGCGGCGAATGGACGGTCAGCTTCCCCTGGCGCCGTCTGGCGGGGGGGTAATCTGTTGGATAATCGGCGCGCTGATCGCTGGCGCGGTGCTGGTCATTTGGATGGTGATGTGAACTGGCTCCGGCTCCCTGACGGCGATCTGCTTGCTCCAGACGGCGACCGTTGGCACTTCCTGCGTAATGTTTTGGGAGACAAGGGCGTTTGGCGCGTCATCGCGTCGGAATCTGCCACCCCATTGGCGCGGAAACAGCAGTCCCAACAACGGCGGAAGGCGCGCGAACAGGCTAAGGCGGCGAAATGATTGAGCCGTATTTCGACCACAAGGGGATTGTGCTTGACATGAGGGGAGAATTGTCGTATATTCGTGAGACCGGCTCCCGCCGGAATCCTGCCACGAGTGGGGAGTGTTACTTAAGCGTTCACTCCCCCTCAAGGCTAACGCTTAAGAGGATACGACATGAGACCCTTCGACTTATGGAACGCCGTTACATACGGCGAACTCCAAATTACGCCCATAGCCCGGCACGTTCTGTTTCAACTCGTTGGACAGCGCAACGGGCAATCGGGCAAGCTGTTCCCGTCAACATACACGCTCGCAAGATCAACCGGATACTCCCGCCGCTCTGTCGTTTCTGCCTTGAAGGAACTGAGGGAAAGTGGATATATCAAGGTTCAACACAGAGTCGGAACATCAAACCTTTACGATATTTCGTTGCCCCGATACGAGAAAAAGAAACGAGGGTGAGCACGGGTTGCGCTACTGCCGGAGCACCCGTTACTCTACCCCTGAGCACCTGTTGCGCGGCAGTAGAGCACAGATTGCGCAGAAACTGGTTAATACAACCGCTTGAATTAGATCGGTTGTTCGGAACCCCGCTTGGCTTGATCCAAGCAGAGCAAGATCAAGGTGG